AACCAGTGTATGTCCCCTGCAATAAATCCGAAAGATTAGTAGTCAACTTTGATCTATCCCCAAAAGTCAAAGTTGAATATATCCCCTGCGTGGCGGTAAGATACCCAGCAGAAGAATGATCGCCCCATTCATACGCAGTTTGACCATTTGCGGCTTGGCTTTGGACAGTATTGCTTACCGCAGGCCATCCTGCATTGTAGGTCACAAGACCTACTTTTCCAGTCGTGTTGGCTGTTATTTGCGCTTGCAGGGTTGCGTTAGAAGAATTAAAAGTAACCAAATCTGTCTTACCGGTGGCATTATCTGTTATTTGCGCTTGCAGGGTTGCGTTAGAGGAGTTGAAAGTAACGATGCTTGGTTTTAAATCAACCTGCGCCTGTAGATTTGCGTTGGAAGAATAAAACGTAATAAGGCTCACGCCTCCTGTTTCAAGGGAATATATACGACCATCAAAACCCGAGTTGGTATTTGCTTGCGATACAATATGCGCATCGTATGCTACTGCCGATACCATTCCGGTTTCTGTTGCACCCAATCTGGTTTCAAAGCCAGCGTTGGTATTTGCCTGTGCTGCGGACAGCTCTTCCTCGGCTATAAGTCTGGTTTCAAATCCTTCATTAGTATTTCCCTGGGCCGCGACAAAAGCTGTGTAAGTGGGTAACCACGCAACGTAGATGGGGTCGCTTTCAACGACGGTAACCGAACCTGTGGTATTATAAAGAGCCTCGACTGGTTTCCAGCTTGCTATATTCGTATAAGAAAAAAGAGACCAACTGATTTCCACCATGCCTTTTGCAAGGGACCGGGTCTGGGAATCAGCTGAAAGGGCGATAAACTCCGCGTAATACTTCCGGGGCGGAGGAACATTAGTAGTCGGGAGAGGAGTTGGGAGAGAGTAGCCCACACTGGCGGCAGCGACAGAAATATCCCCGCCGATAATTGTAAGATAAGAGGGTCCTGCTTCAGGGTACGAAAGACGAAAGCGAACATTCGTTACCCCCGCCATATCAAGCGCGGCGCTGGTAAAAGAATTCGCGAACTGCTGCACGTCCTCGTTGTTCCATTTCCACGAAAACGCGTTCCACGGCGCCTGTCCAGCCGTGGCAATATCAAAAGTTCCAGTACTGGTATGCGTCGGAAAAGCGACACAGTGAGCCGTAATCAAACCCCAAGTCAAGACAGCAAGAAAAAACCGCATGAGAACCCTCCTGCCCCTAATAGGGAGCGGGGATGAACCCGCCCCCTATTTATCCTCGGGGTTATTTACATCGCTTTCACATCGGCGACAATCGCCCAGGCCCGCACTTCACCAGCAGCGCCAGGGTCGCCACTGATTTCAAGAACCACAGTGCTCGCGGCAGAGCTTATCACGTTTGCCAAAGCGGCAGCGCCGCAAACGTTTGTCCCTGCCGTAGCATTAGTAGCCGTCTCACCGAGCAGAGTTGTAGCAGAACCAGCGCCATCGGTTTCAAAACCCATGGACGCGGTAACTCCATTCGTGGACGCGGTGACCACTTCAAATCCGGCGCACAGAATCAACGTGCCCGCCGGAATAGTGAAGAGATCCGACCGATCATTCGCAGTATCCAGACCGACAACGGTAGTCGTGGCTTGAATCAGTCCGAGTTTTGGACCAATCGCCGGAAAACCGCCTCGTCCCATAACTTGTACGTATGCTGTTAAATCAGCCATTTTCTTTTCCTCCCTTTACTTGTTAATATTAACCAACAGTAGCGGTCAAATAGCCAAGACCTTCGGGCTTCGTGACTTTGTAACCGTACACCTGTAATCCGCGATGCAGAGTACCGAACCCGAACGGGTTGTCGATCATCTTCAGCTCAGTGAGCTGAGTCGCGAATGAAGTGGCATACTTGATACCGAATGAGCAACCTTTGCCCCCGCCGCCACCGGCGATTGTCGGCAACAGATTGGACTGGTACAGATCGAATCCGGCAATCATACCCAAAGACCGGGTACGAATCACAGATTTGGGATCGCCCGTGAGCGAAGCGTCTTTCAGATCAGACTTCTCAATCAAACCAGCGATAGCCGGGGTGATTATGAAATACCGACCCTCTTCAGGGACGTTCAACTCATCAAGGCAAGTCGCACAGTCAACGAGAACTTCCAGCACGTTCGCTTTGGTCAAAGCACGGGGAGCCGCGCCGGTTCCAAGGTCGAACGAAGCCGAAGTGTAGCCTGCGGTCGCTCCAGAATTATAAGCACTGGCGCCTGCCGGCATAGCCGCAAGGACTGCGGTGTCGATGACGATCTGAAGCTGTTTGGCAGCATCAGTGGCCCAACGATCCGTGAAAGCCTTGATATCGGTCTGCTTCTTGTCCAGATCTTCCGCGACGAATGACCAGTACTTACCTTGGTCGATAAGCATGGTAAGCGACGTGGCTTCCGGTTGTTCGTTTACTAAAGTCTGGCCTTTACGATAATCCCGGATCGTGATCGTGGGATCCTGCCGGATGATGATCGTATCGCCGAACTTTTTGATCTCGCCCTCATAATCGGTGTTGGTAACCCGTGAGAGCACGGTACGGTCGTAATACTTCTGGATAATCTTCGACGAGTAAATCGTCGGGATATACCGCATGGTATCCGAGCCGATGTTTCTTACACCTGCCGCAACTGGATATGACATAACTATCCTCCTTTATTTTTTTCGTACTGCTAACCACTTATCCAGGCGACAGGAACAATCCCTTAACCGGGAATAACTCTGTTCTCCTCAATCGCCGAAGATATCATGGTGTCCATTTTTTCTACAAGCTCGGGTTTTCCACTGTACTTACCCCGAGACAAATCCGCATAAAACTTATCAACTTCCGAAGACTTAATCTTCGGCTTACTGTCACCGCTTCCACGGTACGGTTCCGCGCGTGACCCCGTCGGCCGCAACTGACTGCGAATGTCCGTCCCAGACTCCTCTTCACTCGCGGCTCCTGAAGTCTTCTTAAAAAGACGATGGAGCTGGGCCAACCGGTCAACATCACCGGCATCAACCGCCGCGTTACCGAGGTCCCGATACATCTTACCGCTAACCGGATCCTTGGACGAAAGAAAAGCGACCCATTCAGGACTTTCTGCGTCGTTGTCAGCCAGGGCCCCTGGAGAGACCTCATCTACCCGGGCCCACAAATCTTCGCCCGCTCGGGCGGCTATCTGGGACTCTGCGGCCTGGACTCGTGGAAGAATCTTCTTCTCAAGTTTTTCAGCCATCGTTTTCAAAGGGTTCTCAATCATCCTGACTAGCACGTCCAACTGCTTATCTCCAATCTTAGAACGCTCTTCAGGAGTCAACTCTGCCAAGATATCTTCCCGGGTAATCTGGGGAATTTTAATCCTGTCCCCACCCGAACCGCCCTGCAGCTCTTCAACCTTGGACTGTAACTGCTTTACCAAAGTGTTCATCGGTTTTAACTGGGAGTCAATTCTCCCTTGAAGACTGTCGTTGCGTTGCTTCTCGTATTTAAGCTGCCGTTGCAACAACTCCGCTTCATCCGGCGGATTCCCATCATCCGAATCTGAAGAACCGGCTTCTGCTTCCTCCATCAATTTACCAAGGATAGAAGTCTCCTCTTCAGTACCTGCATCGTTCGTATTTTCGTTATCTTTTGTCATGATTTTTCTCCTTTAACGCGCCGTTTTACGGGATGCGTTTTGTGCGGGGCCGGTTACCCGGAAATCCCGCGGTTTCATACACAAACCAGTTGCCTGGTTATTCATTACCTAACTTTACTCTCCATAAATTATCACTGTGCCCGTCGAAGCATTATTCGTCGCGGTGCTTATGACACTGAGAACAAGACGGTCATTAACCATGGGGTCGCAAAACAGATTGGTCTCACTGGCTGTAACAACCAAGGTTCCCGGAATAATAGTATACGTCACTCCTGTAACCATCGAGGCCCCTTGTCCCGCGAGCAAATCAACGCCTTGGGAATCTTTTAAAGTGAAGGCGTTCGTATATCCCGCCGTGCCGGGAACATACACCACACGATTCAATGTAGCTCTCACAAACTGACTGGTGACAACGACCGAACCCAATTCATTCATTGTCCAGTCTAAAGTTATCTTTTGCGGCGGGGTCTCCGAAACTCTCGTTTCCAAAAAAGATCCGTCGGCAAAGGCCCAACCCGTCGCCAAGAAAAAAGCAGAAAGTAACATTAAAATATATTTCATTCTCACCCCCATAGGGGCGGGATTATCCCCGCCCCATCAGATTTTAATCAGTCTTAATTAGCTGTGAACGCCGTGATGCGACCGTTCAATATGGTAATATCAAAGTTAGTCACTGCCGTATTGGTCACACTAATTCCAGCGGGAGTAATATTTGCACCCGTAATGTTCGTAATCGCCGCACCGTCAATCGCACTTGCAACAGTACCAGCGGTTAAATTAGCCGCATCCAGCGCCGTTACCGCCGAACCATCTACCGCAGGAAGTGTACCCCCAGCAGCGATATTTGCAGCGTCTATATTAGTAACCGCAGAACCGTCAACAGCAGTCAATACCGTGGCGGCAGTAATATTACCAGCATCCAACGCTGTCAGGGCAGACCCGTCTAACTGTGGCAATGTCCCCGCAGGGGTTATGTTGGCCGCAGTAACATTCGTGATTCCCGCACCATTCACGGCAGCAGCGGCAGAACCAGCTAATAGTTTCGCTGAATCAATACCACTAGCCAACTCGCCATTGCCAATACTGGTCAACGGTAATACAACCGCACTATCTCCGCCAGCGGCGGTGACCAACGTATGAGCAGTCACGGAAGCTGAACCATAATCAATACTGGTCGCCGTGGTGTTACCTATATCCAACGCACCGGCGGTCTTGGCATCAATACCAGAACCAGCGTCAGCCGTATATGCTGTTGCATCAACGGTTGCGTCACAGATAACGTCATTGCCAGCGGGGTCAAGTGTAATATCGCCGGTTGAGTCAATCTCACCTTCGATATTCACTATTCCATCGGCAACAGAGAGGCCATAAGCACCTTCAGCATCAATAACAATCGTGGCTTCACCGGCTGAATCAGCCGTAGCACCAGTTCGGGCGTCAGTAATTTTTGCCAACGGCAGACCTTCTGTTCCCGCAACGGCGGTTTGGTCAACTGTGATGATATTCGCATTCGTCGACATGTTAATATCGACGTCGGCGGCATTGACTTCCAACTCGCCGTTTAGCGTTGATTTTCCGCCAACTGTTAGGTTAGTCCTAACCTCAGCGTTGTCAACCGTAACGTCTGTAAATCCCGTACCAGCGATAAGTGCCGGAACTTGATTTAACTGGGTTGCCGTAGAGGTAACCGCTGTTCCATTTATGGAAAGCTCTCCTATGTTAAGCTGCTCATATCTTGCCGCGCTGGCAGTACCAACAACAAAAAGGGCCGCTAACAAAGCGCCACTTAATCTTTTTCCAATCTTCATATCCTAATCCTCCTTCTCTTCCTGTTTAATAGCGATGTCCTTCTCAGGAGTCGCTTCCGTTAATATATCTAACTGAACTTCGAGCATTTTTGCGGCTCCTTGCGCTTGCAGTAAAGCGTTTCCTTCAAGATTCCGCAAAAGTTTATCCAACTCATTCTGTGATTGAACGAGCCATTGAATAAGTTCTTTATATTCCGGCCTATTAAGCAATCTCTTCAAAGCGCTCACACTAGCCGGGTCCAGGTCCACCAGGTACATTCTCTTGTTCCCTTTCTTTCTCTAACAATTTAAGCGTGGACGCGTCCGCGTTAGCAGCCATACGTCTCGTAATCGCCGCACGCTGTTCATTCTCCGTGGTCGTGGACGACATCTTCATTCCGGCCAACTGAGCCTCAGTCTGCAACCGCTGTTGCTCCAGGGCCAGTTGGGCCTGCTTCAACTGCAAATCAGTTTGTGATACTTGATTCTCCAATTCAACTTGCTGCTGTTCCGCGGCTTTCAACCCGGTTGCCGCCCTATTCGCCTCAACTTCCAGCTGTTCGACTTCATTATCATCCTTGATAAGCTTCTGACCATTGAGGTCCATGGAACCCAAAACAGAACGCCATATCGCGGCCCGGCCACGCAAACCAACCAACTGCAGGTCCGCGGGATTGTTCATGGCCTCAAGCATCTTCAGTTGCCGTTCAGCCAGTTCGGATTTAATCATCGTTTCAACCGCGCCGGAAGCCACTACTTCCGCGTCTCCCTTCACGGAAGGGTCTTTACTGTTCTGCAAATTCCAGTCATAAAATCTCTGGATCGTCGGTTTGATTATATTACGGTCAATATCCAAAACAACCCGGCGAATTCCTTTTGCCGCGGAGTTCAACAGCATGGACATGCCGGCCGCGGTCCGTCCGACTCCCGGAGGCTGTTCGCCGCCAAGCATATAAGCCGGAACGCCTGAAATATCGTCAGCCCATTTCTTGCACTGATCAACGATACCAATAAGCGCCGCGGCATTAGACTCCGGCTGTTTGAAATCAATCGGCGGCGCTGTAGAATTAAACTTATTCGTAAATTGCCAAACCTTGTGCGGGAAGATATTCGTAATTTCCCCGGGCGGCACCCGCCGGGTGTCGGGAATAATAACCTGGAACCCCGAAGCCAGCCCCATGTTATTTACGAGAGAACGGGAAGCCGCGGAACTGATATCCTGCAGGTCTTTCAAAATCTCAGGCAACCCCTGGTACCAAAAAGAACCAGGAACCGGAAACCAGCCGTTCTTATAATAAGGCTTCCGGTCCAACGGGTCGTCGAGGACGCCGAGGAACACTACTCTGCCAGCTACCGTCATTGCCTCGATATTATACAGTTCGGCGTCCTCGACTTTTTTCCCGTCAGGAAGAGAATCCCAACCTGCCGCCTTCAACCAAGAACCTGTCACTGCCAACCAAAAATCCAGACTTTCAACAGTGTCCTTTACCGACTGTTCGCCTGTTGAATTCTTAAGAGCCGCCGCCCAATCCTGATCCGCGACCTCCACGTTCTGGCCGGCGAACAACGAAAAATTATCAATCACATACTGCACCTGGTCCGCGAAGAAGTGCGGTTGTTTTTTCATCCAAAATAAATCTGACAGATTAAACCGGGCGCGTTCTATGACATCGCCTTCAAAACCAACAGTCGAAGGAGAGGGGTACATATCAAAAGGGCTAACACGGGATATGGTCAAGGTGGGCTCCCATTTAAATCCCATCTTTATTTTTCCGGAAGCCTGCGTCCACTTTTTCCGTTTCACTTCACGAAGCACCGGGCCTTTTAAAATTCCCGCTTTCAACACGACCATGTCAAATAAAAAGTCTCGGAAAGAATCGCTCCACCCGCCTTCAATAAGCTGGTCGTCAATCAAATCTTCCATCGCCTGAACGCGTTTGGACACTTCGATCTTGGACGCGTTCTTTATCGCTGTCTCGGCAATCGCAGTAAGTTTCGATGTGTCTGCCTCGGTCATTTCTTCAGCCTGCCCGTCCGCTTGGGTTTGAGCCATATGCTCCTGTAGTTTTCGGGTTCCGGCCGCTTGGATATCCGGAAGTATATCCATAGGGATTGCGGGGAGGGGGGTGCTTTGTAATTTCCAGGGACGAGTTCCCTCCCCGACAAAGGCGTCAACAAGCCACGCAAGAGCCGCGCGACATTTCTCGCCGGTCAATCCAAAATAAACAGACGACATTCCTTCAGCCCTGAGTTTCGCGAACTTGTCTTCGGGGTAGGTAGACATGAACGCCCGGACGGATTCGATCATGCTGCTTTCGATTCCGGTTTCCCGCTTCGCGTCTTTGTGAATCCCCCAAAGAGTTGTAAGCTGTCCTTCGAGAGAAGAATATTTATCCGGAGAAGAACCGGGTATCTCTTTCCCGGCCTCGGCTTCAATGTCTTTCAACGAAATAACTGCAGGCACTTGTGGCATAACACTCCTCTTTGATAGTAGTTAAACAAAATCAGCCGAAAGAATCAATACTTAATTCCATAAAGTTTTTCAATCCCAGACCGCTTGATGGGATACTGTGACCGGCCGAACCTCCGGTTGGTACCCGGGAGAAAAAACACGGGACTCTTCAAAAGAATATCCCCCCGCCCGAAGATAGAGGCATATGTACTGCAGCGCGTCCGCTGAATGGGACGCGTCGTTCTTTTCAGGTCGCGGCGCCCAGACCTCGTCAATAGTTCCCCTCATCTTCTTGTACCGGTAATCTCTCAGAAATCCCTGCCTCAGAGTGGGGCACTTAGAACTCAGCCGGAAAGCCGGCCCTTCGGAAGTCAGATGGGTGAGATACCAACTCACCGCCTCACGACGCGCGACGAACTCATTGGTAGGCGCGGCTTCACAGGGAAAGCCCTCTTCTTCAAGTATCTGAAAACAAGTGTCTTCGGTGGTCTGGGACCGCTGTCCCCCGGCAGGATCCGCCACGCAAAATACACGATAGCGCGTATAACATGCCGTCATCTTGGGTTTCACGATCTCACGGACAAACCGCTGTATTCCCATATCTACCCCGATAAATTCATCTATCACCCGCAACTGGCCTTTGGGAGAGAGTTGAGCGGCGACGGCGGTAGCGTTCAACCCGAAGTCCCACCCCAGCAAAAGAATGAGGCCTGGGTTCGGGGGTATCTCGACGCCGGCATAATGCAACTGGTCATTATACTCGGGGTACACTGTCTTGCCGGCCCGGATCGTGCCATAATTATTGAGAACATATACATTAACCCACTCTTTCGATTTCCCCTGCACCATCTTTTCATAATACTCCTCCGGCAGGTTTTCAGTATTCTCGGCGGGAGGGAGACCTTTGGTACCGTCGTTAAGAACGTACTGGGGCCTGAGAGAATCCACAAGTACCGATCCCGAAGATTCCTTGGGAGCCACTTCTATCATCGCGGGGGGTTGGGTAAAAAATTCATACCCTTTCGGCTTCTCGACTTCCGCGAGCTTATACCACCAGTGGGTATCATCCGGGGAGTTAGTATCCGCGATAATACCACTGAACGAAGGGCCCCCTATCTGTTTATCAGGAAACCGACCAACACGGGCGGACGCGGCTTCAAGCACCTCCGAACCCAATTCACTGGCCTCGTTCATCCAGAGCATGGTCAATTCCAACGACTTCAATTTACGCACGTCGTCAGGATGATCCAGACTCAAGAAGAAAGCCTCGAAATCAAGCCGGGTCCCGTCACCGAGGGCCACGTTCATATACGCGGTAATGGGAATACTTTCCCTGACGGGGCATATGGAAACAGGGAGCCACGCAGTCCAGGTTTTCAGGGTCGTGCTGAGCAATTCCGGATACGAATTCCGGATACATGCGCACCTAAAATATCTTGTTCCTTCATATGGTTTCTGTTCCATGGCCCGGGACAGAAGTTCCATGACGCAACTTACACTTTTCCCAGATCCAAAGGGCCCCCGTATCCCGCGAAAAAAACTGTTCGACATATGGAACTTCATCGGGGTGGCAAGCGGCGTGTACGCTCGAAGCTGCGCGCCCGAAATCAACGGCTGCGATTTTCTTCTTAGCATTGCCATGTTATACTTCCCGCGTCTTCAGTATGGATTGCACTTCACTCTTTAAAATTTTCAGGCGGCGGAACAAATACACCCGGGCTCCGGGATGCTGTTCGGAAATATCACGCGCCTCGTCCTCAGCGTCCCCCAGGCAGGTACCTACAATCAGGTCCGGCACGAGAACTTCCAATATCCCGTCTCCCGTCTCCACCCGCGCGGAATGAAAAATCTCATATACAGGCTTCCGCCTTGTCGGAAGTTTCGGTTCTTCCGGTTCCGGCGGGAGGGTCAGGATCTTTTCCACCCGGTTCTTTTTCCTCTTTATCCGGCTGCCTTTCGGGAGCTTCGCTTCTGGCGCCGGGGTCAGCAACTCCGACGTTTTCTCCGGGGGCCGGGGGTTCTCCTTCAGGGGCCCCTTGGTCTTTCCTGGATCGTCTGGCTTTTCCCGGCTTGCCAGGACTGCCGCCGCCACATCCTCCGGCACCGGCACTCCGTCCAGCATCACTGTCTTCGGCGGTTCCGGCGGCTTCAACAGGAACGGCTCCGGGGGCTGATCCGGAGAGAGCTCCGGCGGGTTCTGCTTTGACGAGCTTTGCTTCTTCATACACGGGCTTCTCCTTTATTGGTATTCGGGATGGGATCCCAAGGTTCACTTGTAAAACAACTCCCCCGGAACTGACGGCGGTCCTGTCTCCGTACTTCTCCGGGTTATCAGACTTCATCAGGAAGGTCAACAGGCTGTCGCTCGGCTTCCGATAAGAGCCCACCTGTTCCCCTTTATAAGAAAACACGGGGATCTCAGGCCCTAACACCGCGCGGTCGTGAGCGGCTTCCTCCCGCTCCAACTGACGCACGTCATCCGCGATCTTCTGGGCCTCGTCGGCCAGCCCTTTGTACAGGGCCGACACCCGCTTAAGGAACACGTGCTCCGCCAGGGTCAGTCCTTCCCCGCAAGCGATATCCGTCCAGGACAGTCCGGACATTACTCCCGTCAGGGTAGCGACAACGCGCTCGCGGTCCGTGGGGGCCACGATTTCCCGGGGAATCTTGGCGACGCGCTTCCCCCAATCCGTCACGATGGCGGAGGTATTCACCTGCTTCGCCAGCTTCCCGGCCTGCTTCTGATTGTCGATTTCTTCGGTCATAGTTTAACGCTTCGGGCATTTAAGACCTGCTTGGCGTCTCCGCCCCACCCCGGCTTGTTTCTGCTGGTAGCTGCCTTTACGCGGCCCGGTTCCGTCTCTCAATCCTCGTCTGTTTTTACCCATCACCAGCTCCTTTCACTAATTATAATTTATTTGTTATCCGGTTCGAAAAAAGAGTGGAACTCGGCCCTGATCGAACGGGTCAGGCACGCTCTCGGCGTCACCGTCGCTTCCACCGTCCAACCTCCGACCATAGCGGCCAGGTTACGGCTCGCCATAAACGGGGTCTGGGACTGTAAACATCCGGAGCAAAAACTGTCAACATTACGATACATCGGCATCCATACCGTTTTGTGATAATGCCCCATGAACACGGCATCCGGCTTCTGCCCGCCGGGCAGACTCTCCACGTGCTTCTGCGGATGATAACTGAGCGCATATCCTGTGCCCCCGCCCGGATGGACCAGGGACAGCTTGAACGTCCGCCCGGACTTCGTTCGCAGATTAAGCAGCGCCGAGTCGGCCCCGACGAAGTGCCAGTTCTTTTTCTGGGTCTCCAGGTACTTACCCACTTCCATCCCGACCAGTTTCGAGAACGAAGAATCATGGTTCCCGGTAATGAAATAGAAGTTCAGCCCGTTAAAATCCGGTACCTTGTCGACAAACACCTTAAGTTGATTCTTGAACCCCACGGCATATTGCTCGAATACCTGTCCCTTGTAAATCCCGTGCCCGTCAAGCAAGTCGCCGGTATGGTACACGTCTTTAATCCCCTCGCGCTCGCACATACGCAGGAACTCAGTAAGGGCATCCAACCGCTCGTACAGGGACCCGAAGTGGGTGTCGCTGATAACGGCGAACCGCAGCGTGTTACCGACGGAATGGGGGTCGAGGGTATAACTCCTCCGCTGCGCGCTGAACTGGTCTATGGTCTTGCGCAGAGCGGCCGCTTCCTCTTCAGCCTTGGCGGTCTGGTTGCGAGACCGTTCGAGGTCGTGCGCGGACGCGTGAACTTTCTCACGGCTCGCGGTAAAGGGGGCGCGATACTGAGAGCCGTATGAATTACGGTTCTGGTCCCGAAGGACTTTCCCAGTGTTCCCGGTACGGAGACGCAGGGCGCTGCGGGCCGCTTCCACGCTGTCAAAAAGATCCGGGTGGTCGTTGCAAAGCAACTTGGCCCCGGTCAAATGGGGTATGTTCGGGGTGGCGGACAACAGGTTTTTTATTACCTGGCTCCGTTCTTTGATTAATTCAGGGCGTGTCATATTTTTATTTCTCCTTCGCTATTTTGTACCCGTTTCTCGCGAGCCAAAAAACAAAATGCTTACATTTCGCGCAATACAGTTTCATCTACACCCAGGCCTCAATCAGATTTTCACAGCCCGACATTATGAGAGACGTGAGAACGATAAAGAGGATTGGGAAAACGACGCTCATGATTATCATTGTCCATTCTTCTTTCTCCGGACGTTTCATTTTTCCTCCCTTTTAGGGGGCTTTTTGACGAGCTGCATGTCCATCCAGCGGATGGCGTAATCGGGGATTGACTTGACTACCCTGAGTTTGGGGTTGTCAGTCATGCCTTGCGGGTCGAACTGCTGCCAGGAAAATTTCTCCTTTACCTTGGCCCAGGGAACGCCGTGCTGGAGACACATACTGAGGGCGATGCTCCAGGTGTTGGCCCAACCACGGATGGGGGAATCGACATCGTTCATCGTGATAAACAGTTCACCGGGAGAGCCGTCCTCGAAAAGACCCGCGGTGAGAAAGAACTTGGTCGGCGGATTAGTGCGTATTACCCCTTTATGGGTAAGAGATTTCCGGGTATCGGGAAGACGGTGTCTTGGCATCAATCCTTCCTTTCCTTTTGTTTTTTGTACCTGCGCTGGCTTTCAACTTTTTCACACTCTTTACAATACGAGTGGTAGTAGTTTTTCTTCCGGTTGGAACGGAGCAACTTACCGCTGCATACCTGTAAGCGGAAACTCGTTACGGGGAGCTCCTTTTTACATACCAGGCATACTTTGGTTTGAGGTTCTGTTTCCATTGTTAAATTAAGAGTAACATAGATTTGGGTAAAAAGTCAAGTGTTTGATAGAAAAAGTTTTTCATGGTCTAAGGTTCTGGTTTTGAGAAAAAAATTTCTGGGTTCGAGTCAATGTTAACGAGTAAAAAGTAATGTGTCTCTCGGGTAGGGGAGGTATTATATACATACCCATACCCCATCAAAGTGTCAGTCCACTTCTCCCCACAGCCCTTGTGCGGGGCGATTCCATAGGAGTCCCACCTTAACGCACACAAACAAGGAGACATATTATGTCACTCAGTATCAAGTTCCAAGCCAAAGGCACCGAGTTCAAACTTCCCGATGGAAGCAAAGCGAAGCTTCCCGCCGACCGCTATACAGTATGGCTGGATTCGCTGACAACGCCCGAAGCCGAGACGCAGATATCCGCAGCTATCATCGGGGCTCCGTGGGCTACGGAAGCAATTAAGAGCGGTGCGACCGTCGCTGTCCGCAAGTCCAACCCTCCCGTCATGCTCCCGAGCAACGACGACGCATAAGACAAAATAGATATCCCGAAAGGGATATCTATTTTCCCTTTTCACATCACTTGGCCCTTGTGCCGAGTGACTTGTTTTGGGTTAAAGGAACATCCTCACCTTTGACCTCCTGGCGGGGTACTATTTGGCATCACTTTTTCGGTGTCAGATGTACCCCGGAAAGGGGCCTGAAAATGAAGACAAAATGAGACCGGAAATGAGGACAAAATGAGGGGACGAGGGGTGACACTCTTTTGGTCGGGTGACACTCTCCGACACGTTGATGACACGTAGGGTGACACCTTAAACCTTTGATTACTAATATATAGTCACTTTATGTGTGTATTTTATAGGATCTGGGGCTGGAGTTGATCTTCAGCCTGTATGATCTCGATTTGCCAGTAGTTTTAAGGATAGGGGTAAAGAGTGACTGATTAGCTAAATCACCATTACAAGTCACTATAACCCAGTGACTTGTAATGGTGACACTCTTTTCCAAAAGAGTGTCACCCGTTTTGAATTTCTGGAATCTCGGAACCTGAATCAAGGGGAAATCTTTAATTGAAGATCTGACTATGTCAAATTGACACACTACTATTTACCAGGGCTGAAAGCCTGACTTTCTTGGTTATAAAACGAGCTTCATCCAAAGCCTTTTTTACAGCCAATTTATCCGATGAAAAAGCACGAGATTTTTGAAGCGCTTTCATACATTCCTTGCACTTGGAATGCACTCCAAATTTACCTGTCTCAAGCATATAATAATTGTCAAGAGTCTTCACGACTCCGCACATCGTGCATCGTTTTGTCTGCATTATACTTCCTTTCAAACACTCCTGTCCCTGCAAACCTGGGCCGCTCAATCACAAGCCTGTCCCCCATCTGCCGGGCATACCTATTTCTTCGCATCCTTTTCCTGTAACTCATAAACCAAGTCTCTCACAAATAAACTTGACTGTCAATAACTTTTTCTGTAAATTATAAGGAGGATTAAATCATGACCTATACAATAGACGGATACTCAATTGAAGCGAACGATATAATCGAAGCCGCTATCAAGGCACAAGAACTACGCGAACTCATTGAAAACGAATTACCTGATGAAGAGGAAATCTATTAATGCAATATACATTCCATAATCATTTCCACAATACCAAGACCGCGATCTCCGCGAAACCTGACCACACCATCAGCAAGCTGCAGGCAATCAATGTCTTCCGTAAACTATGCGACGACCTGGATTGCCTGCACAACTGTACAACCTTTCACAGCATCACCAACGGGTATTACCTGTCAAAGATGTCCAACGACCGATACGAAGTCAAACCCGTTTCTTTCACTCTATAACATTAACCAGGAAAAGGATACACAATGAATGAAAACAATATCAATAACAGCGATCCTCTTATTAGCAATCTTCTTCCTGTTATTCAGCGGGTGCACGCCAATTTTCGCAGGCACGAAAGAAAAGTCTTCTTCCAGGAAGTCAGATTCTACGAACTCACGAACCAATTACGCGCATGGTCTGACAGGTTACGCGACATATTATACAACAAAATCATGTCAAGCAGACGGAAATTCAGGAACTTTCACCGCTTCGGGCACCCCGTTTTCCGAAAACGCGATGACGTGTGCGTTGCCATTCCGCCCGAAAAAATGGGGACAACGATATCAAGTGACGCTTTTATCGGCCCCACCAGATATCCACCCAAGATCAATCGTCGTGGCACACATGGACCTCGGACCGGGAAAAGGGCCACAAAAAAGAAATGTAATAATTGACTTGACACCGGCATGCTGGAAGGCATTAAACGTAAACACAAACCTGGGAAAAGTCAAGGTTTTAGTGGAAAAATTGTAAAAAGAAAAATATGAAAATATTCCGTATAATATCTCAAGACTCTAAAGTTGATTTAAACGATTGTGTCGTGGTAGCCGAAACCGAAGAACGAGCTTTAAAACTGGCTGGTATTTCTGACCCAGATAAACTCGTCGACTTTGAAATGTTCGAAATACCTACTGATAAAGAGTTCGTAGACCAACAAGGTTACGATACTCATAGTTAAAAATAAATTTGATCAAATGGACAGGCAGAGTAGAGGCAACGGATGAACGCTGACTGTAGAATAAGGCCGACTAGTTACGGTGAGAGTGAAGTTCTAAGGGGCGCCACATCGAGGTCGGGAAACGTAACATATGAAATGCGTTGCAACCTTGGGAACCCGTGCTCTGAAAAGGCGACGCGTAGCCGTCCCTGTCCCTTAATTCTTTTAATCCCGGCCTCTTTGTATATCAAAGAGCAAACCGCCGACCTGAATGATTACAGGTCTATCCCTATGGACGCATAGGGAACGGGAAATTAAGTCCGCCATAAAGCCGGCGGCACAATTTAAAAATTATGACAACAAAAACATTCACAAAGGAGAATAATATTATTTATGAAAACACCGAGAGCATGGCTGGCGGTTGATGAGGATGGAACAAGAGACTGTACTTTATTTCTCAAAAAGAGACCCTTTAAGCATAGTGACGGTTGGTGGAGATGGGTAGATGGTGGAAGGGAGATATTCTACCCCAATGTCCTCAACCTCAATCCCGGCCAATGCGAGGAAGTCAGGATTAAGTTGGAGAGAGTGAGGGGGAATGAAACAATTAATTCAATTTTTATCTAATGTCTGGTGGTTTGCTCGTCATTGGCATCCTGTCATTATTAAATGGAAATCACCAAAATTGGTTCACGCAGAACCGACACAAGACCGGGAAGCCGGATTATATGGAGGCGATAAGGAAACTGAATGACGGAAACAATGCAACAATATAAGACGGAGGCCATAGGGTTGATCGTTGCCCTAACCATGATTGCCGCTGTATGTTTCGCGATAGTATGGAGGGCAAACAAAGACAGGATTAATACCGTTACCAAACAACCTATGCAAATTGAGAAAAATGTAAACAAACCAGAATGAATGTGTCGGTAGATGTCAATAAGTCCCAACAAATAGGAACATAATGAAAAAGAAGAAGGAGCAAGGTAAAAAAGAATCAGTCTTACAGCTGACCATATACGGCTTGTATATTTACTGGGGAATAGTAAGAAAGGAGACAGAATAATATGTTTAAAGAACTTCCACCGAGATTAAAAAAGGGTGATAAAGTAGTCTGTTCCCGCTGGTATAATCCGCCTGAAATTTACGAGGTCGTGAAAGTTGACGGAGATTTTATCTGGCTAATGTCAAGTTTAGGCGTGATGATATATAAAGAAGTAACGATGGACACGCTCTATGCGTGGGATTTCAAGCTATGGGAGGAAGGAGAATAATGAAAATATGCGATAAACATCAGGTGTGTTATACCGACCATGAATGTCCGGCATGTCGGTTGAAGCAAGAGATTGACAGGTTGGAGGAAGTAATCACCGAGTTGGCAGAACATATATTATCCTTGCAAGAAGCTATCAAGAATGATAAGATAACATGAATATAATCTATCTTTCCGCCCCATACACCCATCCGTCCGTTATGGTTCGTAAGCAACGCTTCCTTGCCGTGACCAAAATAGCGGGGGATTATCTTAAAGAAGGCCAGCATATTATCTCACCAATTACACACTCTCATCCTATTGTATGCGAGCTTGATATACCCCATACGTGGGAATTCTGGAAAGAGTTTGATTACATGTTAATTAGGATGTGTTCAAAAATGGTAGTGTTAATGATTGATGGGTGGAACGAATCGGTAGGCGTTCAGGCGGAAATAGAATATGCCCGTAAGCTTGGACTGCCAATAGGATACAAGAAATATAAGGAGTAAATAAGGAGCAAATAAGGAGAACAAATGAAACCATATTACCAAGACGATTATGTAACGATATACCACGGCGATTGAAAGCGAGGAAACGATGAAAGACAAGAAATGCTGTGAGAATTGTGGTTTAATATACTGTGATAATTACAAAAGCGGTGATAGCGTATGTAAAGAATGGACTCGTCATACTGGACTCTGGCTTGATATACCGCCGGAACAGGAGGGGTGGTATTGGCAAAGAAAACATAATTGCGATAGGGTGTTAAAGACTGTGCATAAAACAGACAGGGGTTTAATTGTTGAAAAAGATTTTGACTGGACTACTGTTAATGCCATTGGCGGCCAATGGCAAGGCCCGATAACACCGGAGAAGAAACGTGGCTATGGAGTTAAACTGGATGCAACAGTATGGCATAAGAAGGCGACATGAAAAGCACAGATGAAATGGTTGGGAAATGTTTTTATATGCATCCACGCGATAGCGGCGGTAGTCAAAAATATACCGTTCATTTTCATACGGTAACTTATAAAGAAGGAGCTTTAGCTCTCGCCCGATCCGCCCGCCGGTTCGTTCGCATGGAGCAGAGGGAGAAGCGCAAGAAAGTCATGGCAACATTAAAACGTGAACGCAAGTCGGCGGTCATGGTTGGAGAACTGCCGGAGAACTTCGGAAAGATGGATTAAGAAGGCGAGGACAAAATGACAACACCGATAAAATTTGAACAGGGGATTTATAACGTGGAATTGAGACCGCCGGAACCGATTACAAACGAAGCAACCCACAAGCACGAAGGAGCTGAATAAATGAATAACAATACAGACCCCGAGTTAAGAAAGGCTTTGAAAGATTTCAAGGAGTTTTATGAATAAACCATTAGATAGATTGTCATATACAGCAAAGGCATGTAGAGGTAAAAGGGTGTTAGATGTTGGAGGGGCTTTAATGCCTGAAACGCCAAAAGATTGCCGGTTTGCCAAAGCCTACTCTAAAATAAAGCAGGGATCAAAAGAGTATAAAGTAATGGACAGGCAGAATACATTTGATGTTGATTATGTTGCGGACTTAAATACATTGAAAGGGATTGGTCTGCTTTCAAAAACAATCAACGAATATCAACCTGAAATAATCCTGTGTATGGAAACGCTTGAGCATATAAACTGCCATTGGGAAGTGATGGAAGTGTTTGCCGAGGCAATATCCAAATTAAATTGCGTAATTTTAATATCTTTGCCTAATGACACGAATTTGTTGTTCAAATATTTTGACTTTGATTGGGATCACTTGATGGGGTTCAACAAAGAAACAGCGACAAGATTTTTAACTCGATCTAGCCTTGGAAAACACCATATTAAATACATGCCCCTGGCATCAGGAATGTATCAAAAGTATTGGCCATTATGCTGGCTGTTCAGTGTTGGGAATCCAATTGCTTTGCTATTCCAAATAAAGAAGGAGGCGACATGATTAAACGACTGCCAAACTTCTTTGGTTTAGGCATGGCCGGCGAGTTACACACGATTATAGACGATGATATGAATTGGGAATGGACATCGCTTAACTGGAGAATATATCTTGGCTCGTGGCTCATTGCAAATAGCACAAGGGTCAGCAGAAAACGTAGACCAGTATGGCATAAGAAGGCGACATGAAAAGCACAGATGAAATGGTGAGGAAATGTTTTGGGGAAGTATGGTTCACAGATGGAAAAGGTGCAGTTAGGCATTATCCTGAAATAGCCAAAGCCGCCCGCCGGTTCGTTCGCATAGAGCAGAGGGAGAAGGCAAAGAAATATGAAATAGCTTGGGAAAATATTGGCAAGCCGGTGCTGATAAAGAAAGCGAGGGGAGAATGAGTATTTATGCTGCAAAAGACTATCCAGAAGTACACGGCTTTGGTTTTCGTTGGTGGCCTCGGTCTTGGGCATACGACAATCAAAAGTCATGGTATTCTTTCCGTTGGGAAATATATTTCTGGTGCTGGATTATTTACGGTTCTACTAGAATTACACGAAAAACAAAATTAAAGAAACAATGAATCAAAAAAGCGAGGAAACGATGAAGCACATAGACGTTAGGATTGAGTGGGATCAAAAAATCACTTTAAAAAAACAAAACATTGAGGATGCATTAAAAGCCCTTTATGTTCGTTGTAATTTCACCGTCACCGAACTGCCGGGGCAACATAATACACTGGCCGAGGATGTGCGTCTGTGGATCGCAAAAGTGCGTGAGCGGCTTGAGCATATACATAGGCATCCAATCACACAACAAGATGGACACGATCTCTTGCAGGAGTCAATTGATATTGCTCAACGATTTAACTGCTATGAATCCAACAACGAGCAGGGAGAGAAGGAGGCGACATGAAAAGCACAGAGGAAATGGTTGGGAAATGTTTTAGTTATAAACAGGGGCATCGGTTTATTATTTCGAAAGATGCGTCCTTATTGGTATTTTGTCCTAAATTAGTGGCTAAATCTTCTCGCCGGTTCGTTCGCATGGAGCAGAGGGAGAAGCGCAAGAAACTTAGGCAGCGAAAGGAGGTAAGGTGAAAGCGATTGTGTGCAAATATTTCTGGCGGTGCGTACCGTGCGAGACGACCTTCGAGGATACCAGAAGGTTGTGTTACGCATGGGAGGATGGCTTTCGCTGTCCTCGTTGCGGCGGTAAGTGCATACGGGATCATAACGCTACGCGTCTTGCGAACGTCAGCAATGAGAGGCGGCAGACGCCGCCAGAAAGGAAAACATGAAGAAAGGACTCACGTTAGTGGCGGCGGCTGTCGCCGTAGTTTCCAGCGCCTTGTTCGCGCAGGATTCGATTACGGTTGATCTGTCGCAGATGAAGGGGACGTCGGTGGCGATGGTTGCAGAGCCGATCACGAACAAGCTGGTTCTGTATCCTATGGATGCGGCTTGGCTCTGCGTCACGAATGCCCTGGTGCGGTCATCGACCTATGCCGACGGAGTGAACGATGCTCTTGACGCAGTGAAGCGGATTACCGCTGGCCTGCCGGACGGAACAAACCTGACGTTGGAGGCGGTCTGTGAACTGGTTTACGAAGAACTGCATATCGAACGGCGCATAGTAGCATTTGCGAACGCTACTGCTCACGTTCGAGCGGTAGCGAGTAACGTGCAGCAGATTGTTGGGAAACAGAACGGAGGAACAGACCATGAATGTGAATGACGCAGACAAGACCAAGGGACTCTACCGCAAGTTCAACGTCGAGCGCACGGACGGCAGCAGCGGCCCCGGCGGCAAGCACGAGCGCTGCCGCTACTACGTGCTGGATCTCGACCACGATCCGCACGCTCCAGCGGCTATCCGCGCCTACGCGGATTCCTGCCGGTCCGACTACCCGGTGCTGGCGGCGGACCTGGACGCCATGTTTCCCAACGCGGAGCATGAGAATCCGCGAGAAAGGAAACCATGAACAGGATCAGATTGTTATCAACCGTTGGAGTCATCGCGGGCCTTCTCGCGGTATTCTCCATGCTTTTGTTCGCACAGGATTCGATCACAGACCACCCCGTGCGGATGCCGATAGACTGGGACAAGGCGTATCCGCAATACGCCAAGGGAGCAAACGACGCCCTTGACGCGATTATCCTTCTGCACCTCGAACAACGGTTACAGGGGACAAACCGAACGTGGGGTGCGATGGCAGAGATCGTTTGTGAGAGGATGAACATTGAACGGCGCAAGTAATGCGAACGATGGAATTGAGGCTCCGAGTGGAGCCGCATCGGCGGAACGAGGTAGACTCGAATGATTTGTTCGCTGACAACGGGCCTCACGCGGCCCGGACGCAGACAGGCGAGCGGCAAGCGTGTTATGCCGCACGGATACCATCGGTTGCTGGATGGGGGCGGCGATCACCGCTTCCTCACAGGCCGTGCCGATTACCAGCACTCGCGCCGGGTCGTGCCCGCGATGGGGTCTGCGTTGTCAGCGAACGACAAGTTGAGCGGCGGCGAAGCCGTACGCTCGAAATGATTGTTGGCCCTTGGGCCGGAAAGGAAACATGAAAAACATAATCTATCTCGAAGGCAGTCACGAAGGATGGATCATCAACCTGCTGGTAGATGGCATAGAGGTCATATCGCCAGCGGTGGGCGAGTTGGAAGTCGAGCAGACGTGTGGAAACGCCGTGACGATCACTGAGAAGGCCAACAACAGCATCACGGGCGGCGAAGCCGTACCGTGAATGCACTGGTTGGCCTTCTTGGTCAGCCAGTGCGGAAAGGAAACATGGAAAGCGAAGCAGACAGAGGAATCAGAGCATCAACAGCGGCATTCATTCTAGAGTACGACGCGCTTTGTCGTAAATACGCAAAGACGATCATGCCGATAGACGACACAGTGCCGCTCGTCGTGAGATCGTCTCTGGACGACACCATAGACGGATGCGTTGAAGAATTGCGCAAGGCCAACGCCGAGCATCAGCGGCGGCTTTAGCCGTACGCTGAATGCTCTTGTTCGCAAAACGATAAGGAGAAACATATGAGTTCAGGACCAAGAGACCCGTACAGAGAGTGGAGCTATCAGGACCGTTGCGATGCACGACACGACCCCGATCAACGGGAAGCCGTTCGGAAATACGACCGAGATGCCGAATCATCGGACCGCGCATACGACAGCTACAGGGGCGGTGGCGACTTTGCCGACCCTGACCCCGATGGGCGGTTTTGTTGATTGCGAACAACAGAATATGACAAACCAATATGTCCTTTAGGTATCACAACCGGAAGCGGAAGCGGAATAAAGTGTTGCGCTAAAACGCACGTTGACAAGGAGACAAAATGACAACACCGATAAAGAAGGGGCGGAAGGGAAACGATGAAAACAGCGATATACATTGAAGATGGAGTTGTCCAGTTGGTTATCACGCCTGAATCAGAGTTTGAGAAATCATCATTGCGAATGTTTCAAGATGGCGATGTTCCTGCAACGATATTTCAGGGATCATTCTACGATTGTCGAGGTGGATGGACACGCCAAGAGGAAGTTAGCAGATATGGAAATAATAACAATGAAGATCGCTCTTTAATATTGCGAGTAAAAGAACAGGCCCGAAGGGGCAACAAACAAGGAGGGATGAAGGATGGGTGAAGCATTATACTCTCAATTAAGCGAGTTTGAAATATGGTTGGAACAAGAGGGACATCTCAAATCGCCCGCAGAAATCAACGCGGATAGTCGAGTGGCAGAAATATCAAATAAGGTAACATAATAACAGCCAAAGGGCATAACAAAAAGGAAATAAACATGAGTAGTCAAGAACAGATAGACACAATAACAATCAACAACGTGGAATATGTGAAAAAAGATTCATTACCCAAACTTGACGAATCAGGATATGTTATTGTCAGAACATATTCTGCTGGCGTATTTGTCGGACACATAAAAGAACGTAACGGACAAGAAGTTGTTATGCAAAATGCCAGGCGACTTTGGTTTTGGGATGGGGCGGCATCATTATCACAACTTGCAATGGACGGTGTGAGTAAGCCGCAAAACTGTAAGTTTCCCTGCGAAGTAGCGGAGATCACCCTGTTAAACGTTATTGAAATTATCAACTGCTCAGAGAAAGCAGTTAAAAGTATAAAAGGGGTGGCAATATGGAAAGCGTAAAAAATAATGGCTCTGGCGATGGCTATGGCTATGGCTATGGCTCTGGCTCTGGCTCTGGCTCTGGCTATGGCTATGGCTATGGCTCTGGCTCTGGCTATGGCTCTGGCTATGGCTATGGCGATGGCTCTGGCGATGGCTCTGGCTCTGACTCTGGCGATGGCGATGGCTATGGCTCTGGCTATGGCTCTGGCTCTGGCTCTGGCTCTGGCTCTGGCTCTGGCTAAAATTAGAGGAGATACTGAACCAAGCGAAAGGAGAATGATGATGAAATGCTCAAGATGTGGCAGACAAATGACGATAGGTGGCTCTCACGACGAACGATATAATATTCAATATGAATGTCGTTGTGGAAAAGTAGTAGTGGTTAAAGAAAACCAATGACCATTTTCGGGTATTAGCATGAGATAAAGGAGGCAGAATGAAAATAACAAAAAACAAGGAGGATAAACATATGAAATAAGACAACTATAGTGTCCAGAAACAACCAAGTAACCAAAACAAGAAAAAGGAAACACAAAATGATTACAATCAAAAAAGGTCTGCAAACCGCGAGCATCGAACCCGTTGCCGGGGAAACTGTCAATTCTTTACTGGACCGGGCAGCCGGCCTGTTTCTCATTGACCGGGACTCCGTCCAGGTCGTCCTCAACGGCGAAACCTTGAACCGCGAAACTGAAGTCCTGGACGGTACAACCGTCAACTTGCTGGATCGCATCAACGTCAAGGGTTAATTCCATTCCGCAACGAGGGAAGGGGAGCCTTAACCGGCTCTCCTTCCCCATTTTAAAGGAGACTACAACTATGAATTCAATTTTAATTACCAAGAACGGCGGCGTGTACAGCCTGCCTGAATATCGCCCCATGATTCTCGATCCGGAAGTTTTTAAGGAGGTGTTGTCGAACGCATGCCAGTTTTCAGAATCCCCGAAAATTATCGAGTTTTCCAAGAACTACTTTTTCGCTTATTACCAGCACTCTCTCTTTTTAGTGCGTAAATTTGAAGCTTCGACGAAACTCAAGGGGCGTTTTATAGTAGCCCCGACCCACGACTGGCTTTTAGCCCGGGGGACGGATGCCGGAGCCGTGATAAAGAAGCTTACTTTCAGTATTCCCGCGGATCTTTTTATCATGTTCCAGGTCATCCCGGAAAGCAGCGGGCAGAAACGCCAGAGGATATACTCTTTCATGAAAGCCCCGGAGGGAAGTTTTGTCAGTAGCCTTATGCCGAACACTTATGCGGACGGTCACGTCTGCATGGGCAACCACAGAATAGAAAAAGATGACTCTATTTCTTTTCTCCATGACTATTTCACCAGGGCTCCTTTTGACAGCACTTGGATGATATACAGCGAAATAGTGCGGGACAAGGTCTGGAGATGGGACTTAAAAACCGAAGAATTTAAAGGTGATTTTTCCGAAGTGACCTTTCTGGAACAGTCTTTTGAAGAGCGCGGAAGCGACGCCTCCGGAATCGGAGAACTCAAACAGGTTCTGAATTCCATTCGGAGTCTGGAAAACAGGGGGATAGATGATTAATTTTTATACAATACTTGAAAAAAGTAAACAGCCGCTTAAACCCAAGTACACGCGTTCTTTGAAAAACTTTCTCCTCGATTACCCGGAGATATTGACATCCAATAATTTGCTGGCATATTTCCGGTACCCCTGGTTTTACCCGCGGTTTATAAAGATTATTTTCGAAGGCGCGCGGGAAGTAACGACACCGGAAGAAACGAGTGCTTTCGCGGCGGTCATGAAAAAAGACAAGCTCGTTTACTTCGCGCCTTGTATGAACAAGAAGGTTCTTGAAGGGACTATTGGCGTGCTCATCGGTGCCCTGCGTCCCCAGACAACAGAAGACGGAAACGCGGAAGCGGTGGAGTTTGACCTTTCCTACCAAGCCGAGTACCCTCATTACCAGAATACGAGTTACCGTGATTACGTAGAGACTATCCGTTTCCCGGAAACTTCCCGCACGGCTGAGAACAGGAGATCCTTTGATATATTAGAAAGCATGCTTACTCCCCGGGCACAATTTAATGCCCGGCAACGAGAAGCGGAACGAACTAACGCCAGGCAACGAGAAGCAGAACATGTTAACACAATGGCGACCGTCGCACAATTCTAAGGAGAAGAAATATGACAACAATATTAGTGATCGGATTAGGCGGTATCGGAAGCAGGCTATGCCAAATGCTTGCTTCCCAGTACCCCAAACTCGAGTTGATTGGTATTGACAACGATACCGTTGAAGAGAAAAATCTGGCCCGGCAACTCGTGTTCTCTTCCGGGGACGTAGGTAAGTCAAAAGGAGAGGCCCTTATTTCAAAAGAGTACTTGAGGTCCAATATTGATACTCGGTTCTCCTTGGGTTTTGATTCGCAAATCAATTCGTACACCTGCGTATTCTGTTGCGCGGATAACCTGCTCTGCCGGCAGGAATTGTTGGCATGGAGTGATAAACACAAGGTGCCCTGCATTATCACAGGCAACGAAAACCTTTCCGCGGAAGCGTTTATATATCTCCCGGCCTGGAAAGGCAGAAAAAATGACCCGAGAAAGTATTACAAGGAACTGGAACTGAATGAAGAGAACCGCGTGGAACCGTGCGACGAAGCCGTAGGAAACCAGACCATAATGGCAAACACGGCAGCCGCCACGTTTGCCATGTATCTCTTCGACCTGTACAAAGAAATTAACTTCAACCCGCGGGAGGTGGGACCGAGAGCGTACCATTTCCGCATCAATAAAAGTGAGGTATCATGTCAAAGAAACAAACTAAAATTAATTTCGTAAAGGGAACCTACGCTGGAGTGCTCCAGGGGGACATCCCCGACAGTATCGAAGAGGTGGAAGACCCTTCAGTAAACTGGATAGGACATAAAATCCCATTGCTCATGTGGAAGCAAATAATGAGCTTCTTCATTAAGCACAAGGCGAACGAAGCCTGTATTTATCTCCTCTACCACGAGGTGGAGGGGATAACCCTGTATGTTCCCAAGCAGGAAGTCAGTTCGGCGTCAGTCAACATCGACCATACCAAGGAAACCGAATTAATGGAACTGCTCAAAGACCGCACCCTGATGGGGAACATTCACACCCATCCCGGGTTCGGGGCCTTCGCGTCCGGCACGGATAAGAAGCACGAAGAAATGTCCGATGGAGTGTATATTACCATCGGAAAGGTGACCGACAAGATAGCGGAGTATCATATCCGGACGGTGATTAAAGGCTGCTATTACGATGACTGCCCTAACCTGATGGATCTCATTGAGATACCCGATCTGACCGCCTTCATGCAAGACGACAAGAGCCAGGCTACTTTCGCGGAACTGCTGCTCATGTATACCGGCAAGCCGGTGGACTATCCCGAGGAATGGGACGCCAAGTTCGTGAAGCCAAAAATAGAACCATGGGGGCCCTGCAAAACCGCCCAAAGGGAATTCTTCGATCCGGATGATTGGAGAAATTATTACGACCGCAGGGCCGAGGATCCTAAGGACCCGTTCTTTTTTGACGAGAATCCCTCCACTACAGACGGTAAGAAGCGCAAGAAGAAACGGACCAAGTACGAGCAACGCGCCATCGCTTATGGACTGTATGACGATTAAAACATTGGAAAATGCCAGTGCCGGTGTAATAGCCGGCGCTGGCGGTTTTTAAAGGAGAAGCCAAATGAGATACTGGACAGTAACTGAATCATGTCATGTATTCAGCCAAGATAACGATACTGCTAGGTTCACGGACGATTCCTTGTTCCCGGTTATCGTGTTTAATTTAGGATTGTTTACGAACAAGGAAAAAGCACGACAAAAAGCAGAGGCATTAAATAAAGATACAGGCTCCCCGCACGATAAGTTCGACATTTTGGAGATAAAAATAAACGAAAGGTAACAACAAAATGGATGAAGAGTTAACAGACAGTCAATTAGATAGACTCGATTATGTGCACAATGCTATCTGGAACCTGGTTAAAAAAATAAACCCCAACAGGCCGTGTAAGAGGCTGGAATGGGACATGGAAATAATAGGAGAAATCTCGGATGCCATCGAGGAGTACCTTGTCAAGAAGGGACTTGTACTGCGATGGACATTCACAGTACATTTAAATCAACCCGTGTTTACATGGGAAAGTGTAGAAGCTAAAAATGAAAAAGATGCGATAAAAATATGTGTAAATTCATGCCTGCCCCCCTACGCATATGACCCTGATGAACCTGTTTTTATGGAGGCCTTAGAAGAAGAAAAAGAATGAAAACAAAACTAATAAACAAAAAAGCCTGCCGTGACTACCTTTTGGACTTGTCAAAAATAAGGCGTAATGGTAAGTTCACCCGGGTAGCTGAAAATGTGTTTGGGTATCTTAACAGCCGGTTAAGAATGGAGATGGACAGCCTTTTGTATCATCATCCGTCAATAGGTAAAACAATCTGTGTGGAAACTAAATCGGAAAAAGGAAAGGAAGAAACAGCATGAAGGTACCTAGCAAAGAAAGAATAATTATTCAAGTTAAAAGCGGTTGTGCATACGTGTATCACAATCCCAGTGATCATGAAATTGAAATCAGGGATTATGATATCATGGAGAAACCGTTGTTGGAAGACAAAGACGGAAATATGTACCACAGGCAGATATGCGTGTATGAAGGAGAGTAGTCATGTATAACACCTTCGTAACCGCAGACTTACACTTGGGACATGACAATATCCGCAAGCACACGAACCGTCCCTGGCAGACCTGCGAAGAGATGGATTCCGCCCTAATCGGTAATTGGAATTCACTAATCGGTAAGAGAGACACGGTTTATATAGTCGGCGATTTCGCGTGGAAAAACCATAACCGGTATCTCGGAGGACTCAACGGTTCCAAGATTCTCATTCTGGGAAACCACGATAAGATGTCACAGGATTACCTGAGAAACTTTACCGAAGTCCATTCACTCTTGAGGAGAACCTTGCACGGTAGAGACGTCACTTTTTGTCACTACTGCATGGCCACCTGGGGGTCTTCCTGTCACGGTTCCTGGCACTTGTACGGCCACAGTCATGGAAGAATTCTAGAGTACGACGACTCATATAAAATGGACGTCGGGGTGGATGTTTGGGGATACGCGCCGGTTTCCTGGGATACAATCGAACGCAAGATGTCTCTTAAAAAGAAGAAAAAATTCCATGCCGGTGATGAACTGGAAGAGAATGTTAGAAAACTGAGAGAGCATAATCTCTCTTTTATAGGAGGACAATCATGAGCACAACAGCAGGAAAGAGATACGCGAAAAGCATTGAAGAGAACGCCGGACGCGGTAAACGCAAGAATCTGGCACGCCGGAAAGCGCACCTGGATTACAAGGAAACGATTAAGAAGGAGAATAAATAATGGACAAATGTATAATACTGACAGTGGCCGGCCTGAAAAAAATACTGGCGGATTGGGAAAAAGACAAGCAGATAAATAGCAAGACTAAAATATGGCTGTCTTCTGATGAAGAGGGAAACAGTTTCAGTCCCGTGGTCCTGATACCGAGTAAAAAAGAAGGCGAAGCGATGACCCAGCACATGATAAACGCGTCCGCGGATAAGTCACAGATTATATTTTATCCGTCAAGCGCTCACAGTGTCGAAGATCCAACCGAAAAAGTGGAGGATAAATAATGAAGAAAAAAGAAACTGATTCGCTTAAAAAGTTACGGAAAGAGTTTAACTTCTTTAGAGAAGTCTCTGACCTTAGGTATACTTCTGATAGAAAAACTTGTGAGGGTTTAGATTCAAAAGTACAGGAACTTTCTGAAGGATTTAAACGTATTAGGGAAAATGCACTTTTTCTCTGGACTGCTCACAACAACCTCAGTACCAAAGCAGCAAGAAAGCTGGAAATTATTACTCTTGAAAGAAGAGTTAAGATTATCCGTACCATACTCTGGACCCTTTGGATAGGTTACGTTGTCCTGGGAGTTGCGGTAATTTTTATTCTGGAGAAAATACTATGATTAAACTAAGACCTTGGCAAGAAAAGCACGCCGAGAACCTGCTGGCTGTTTTATCCCGTAAGGGAGTTGCCCTGGACTTAAGCGACACCGGTACCGGGAAAACGTTTATAGCTTCCTGGATAGCCAGGAACTATAAACACCCGGTGTTCGTGGTATGCCCGAAAGCGGTCCAGCCGAAATGGCACGCGGTCCTGAAGGAAGCCGGCATAAAACCGGTTGAAGTAATGAACGTGGAGAAGTTGAAGCGTTCCAAGTACCTGCTCCATCGCGGGAAACTCTGGACCTGGATGCTGGCTCCCGGGACCCTCGTGATATTTGACGAGGCCCATAATTTTGGCGGAACAGACACCGGTAACGCGATGCTGTTGTTCGCCACTCGCGCCGCTAAACTACCGGTGCTGGCTCTGTCAGCCACTATCGCTTACAGTCCATTAAGATTCAGGGCGATGGGGTATCTGTTGGGGTTGTTCCCCGACTGGTACGGGTTCTGGAACTGGAGCCTGGCTCATGGAGCCCAGAAAATACCGGTATATCGCGCGGACAGGGGCAAGATATGGACCATCCAGTTCAACCCGCACTCCGGTGTGGGGAAACAGGGTATCCAAAAGATCCATGACGCGGTAATAGGCGCCGGACTTGCATTCCGGATTAAATCTGACGAGACACCCGGGTTCCCGGAGAACAATGTATATGTTGATAAGCTCACGTTTGACGCGCACCCGGAGATATTAAAAGTGTACCAGAAAGAAAAGAAACTGCTGGACGACACCAACATGTCCGAGTTGACTAAGCTGATAGAACTGCGCCAGAAAGCGGAGAGACTGAAAGCGCCTGACCTGGCACGCATGGCCGTTGACATGATAGAAGAGCACGGGGTCGTGATCTTTGTCAACTTTCTCGGGACCGTTGACCTGTTGGCCTCCAGCCTGTGTCATTTGAAACCGGCCGTGATTGTTGGCGACCAAAACGCGGACGAGAGGGAAACGGAACGATTGCGTTTTGTGAACAACGAGACGCCGGTCTGTATCTGCACTTTCGGGGCCGGGGGTGTGGGCCTGGATTTACAGGACCTGCACGGCAAGCCCCGGATATCCCTGATAAACCCGACCTGGTCCGCGGTACAGTTCAAGCAGTCCCTGGGACGGATTCACCGGGAAGACGCCAAGTCCCCCGCTACCCAGCGGTTGTTATTCGCCGCCGGAACCGTGGAAGAAGACGTGGCTCACAGAGTGGAAGCAAACTTAAACAACCTCAGCCTGTTACAGGATGGGGATTTGGAATTCAAATAAAGGAGAAAAATAATGTCACATTTTTATGCTGATATACAAGGAAATAAGAAACCCCGCACTTGTTGCGGGACAAAACAGTCAGGAATAGAAGGGCACATCCGTGGCCGGGGCATCGGAGTTTTTGTTTCTATTGATTATAATGAGGAACTTAAACAAGATGAAATCAAGGTTTACGTGACCGGGGGTTCGGTTAATCCTGCCAAGATAAAACTCATATGTGAAACAGCGGGGGGAGCACTATGATAAAAGAAAAATGCGCGATTTGTGACCAGGACGCGGTAAGTAAAAGAACCATAGCCATTAACACGGGAAGCGGTTCGGAGATAAGGTATGAATACCGCTGCGCCTTGCATTGTAACGTGGAAAAGATTAACGTGGTTTCGTCGAAAGGGGTATTGCGGATACAAGAATATGGTCCCGGTTGCCCGGACGATGTTTAAAGGAGAAATAATATGAAAAAATTCTTAGTAAGATACGCCCGCACAGTTATTATGGAAACTGAAGTCGAAGCTGAATCAGAAGACGAAGTCAGAGATTCCGGCGCTGTCTGCTTGGCCCTCGATAACCACTTGGGGAGGATAGAATGAAATCAATAAAAGGAAAAGTTAACCTGTCATGGAACAAGAAGTGTTCCTGCTACCAGTTCTCGCTCCCTGCCCGGAGATCGTGTCCGGGCGTGGAGGAGCGGATGAAAAATCCGATGAGTGTCTGTAACTTCTGTTATGCCTGTAATTCACATTGGGATTACCCGGCGGCGAAGGCGTTTCTGGAACATAACTATAAATGGGTTGCCGGGCATGCTTGCTATGTAATGATGCTGGAAGAATTCCTGGAATCCTTTGATCAGATTCCTGAGAAGCATAAAAAATATTTCCGATTCTTCGGAAGCGGGGATGTCATGACGCTGGAATTGGGACTGATGATAATTAGTCTCGCGGAGATGAGACCGGAAACAAAGTTCTGGCTGACGACCCATGACGCGGGATTCTGGGACTCCATTCTGGATTGCTGTCCCGTTAACCTGAGTGTGCTCCTGAGTTCCGATAACGTGGACGACCCTGCGATGGATTGGGGAGCCACGGTTGTCAGCGGAGAGCCTCCGGCAGGCTATTACAAGTGCCCTGGAAAGTGTGAAACGTGCCGTGTATGCTGGGACGCGAATCCGCCGAAGGTGGCGTTTCAGATTCACGGTTCCGCGTGCACTATGGCCAAGTATAAGAGAGCCAAAAATAATTCAGAAAAAGTTATTGACAAAATAGCTTAAGCTATGATAGAGTCGTATTAGTCAAACAAAGAAAGGAGAACAATGAGAACATATCACCCGTCGCAACTGGGTTCCATCCAGTTGTGCCCCCGATTTAAAGCCGACAAATCGGAGGATTCAATCTACGCTCAGGAAGGCAGAATGCTGCACAAAATCCTGAGTGACGGCGGAGACGTTAACGACCTCACGGAACGTCAGAATGAAATAATCACCATCTGCAGGAACTACGAGGCACGGCTTGTTGAGAAGCACTCCGCGGAGAAGATTAAGAAGGAAGAAAGTCTTGAAGTTTATCTGAGTCCTGACGTGCGGTTACGAGGCACGATGGACTTGATGCTGAAGATAGACGATGACAACTACGAAGTGACGGACTGGAAAACCGGAGAGGGTGAAGTAGCTCCTGCGAAGGATAACCTTCAGACGATGGCCTACGCCCTGATGATATTCCTGCAGTTCAACCCGAAGCGTAAAGTGAAAACCACCTTGGTTTCACCATTGGCGCCAACAATATACACGGAGCACACTTGGGAAGCGTCGGACGTTCCCTTCCTGCGTTCCTGTGTAGAGGCGATTATCGCCCGTTCCGAGGACGCTATGAACAAGCCGAAGCTGAACTGGAGTGCGTGCCGTTATTGCGCCGACAAGGCAAACTGTGCGGAAATGGCACAGGTTATATTCCGTGCGGATGACACGTTCACCGCGGAGTCCACAGGATTGATTCTGCGTCCGGAAACGGGATTGACTCCCGAGATACGGGGTAAACGTCATCGTCTGGCAGGTATGCTTGAAGACCTGGCCAAGCAGATAAAGAGAGATAACGTACAAGCAGTGTTGGAAAACGGGGAGTATGTGGAAGGCTACAAACTCACCAAGAGAAGGGGTCATATGAGCGTGCAGAATACCGCGTCGGCTTTTGCCATGTTGCGGTCGGCGGGGTATCAGGATGATATCCTGCTCGCTTCATCTGAACTAAAACCGACGGCTTTGGTTGCTGCGATCAAGGCCACAGAGAAAGGGAAAGACGAGGATATACTGGCTAAAATAAAAAACATACTAGAAGGAAACATAATGGAAAGCGATCCGATATGTTATTTAAAAAGAGAAAGAAAACGAAAGGAATATGAAGATGGGACAAAAGAGCAAGACTGAAACAATACCTGATATAGACACCGTCACGGAAGACGCTTCCACCACGACGCTTCCCGCGGAATGGGACAAAGGGTCCAACCTACCGGACGTGTTCCGCCCGCGTGGAGCCGCTCTTGAGAAGAGCGATATCCTGCTTCCCCGCTTGAGCCTCGTCCAGCGCGTGGGAGATCTGTCCGTGATATTTATGCAGGGCAGTTGGGTACTTAATCGCGAGATACAACTGACGCAGAAACTGGAAGAGCCTATGGTAATCACCGTGTTACAGTCACCGGTGAAATATTACCAGGAGGTTCTCGCTTATGACCCGGAAGGGCCCCGGCCGAGAATGTTCCAGTCCCTGGAAGAAGTCAACGAAGCGAAGCTGACTCTCGCGTGGGGCCATAATGATGAACGGCCGACTGCGGAGCCGGTCGCTGACGTGGTACTCTTGATCAGTAAGCCGGAAAGCGTTAACGATGAACTGAGCTTTTCTCAACAGGTCAAGGGCATCGGGCTTTGCGCCCTCGCACAGTGGAGCCTTGTGAGAACCGCGTATACACGGGCTGCCAAGAGGTTGTTCACCGCCATCGCGTTGGAACTCGGTGGGAAGCCGATTCGGCACATGAAGTGGCACTTGCAAGGAGTGCCTATCAAGGTGAGCGGGTTTAATATCTTCGCTCCGAAGTTGACTCCTCTCGGCTTTTGGCCGGAAGAGACAATCAAGGACTTGGACGCCAAGTTCACGCCACCTGCAGCCAAACAGTAATTGTTCGAACATGAAGGGGGAGGGAGTAATCCTCCCCCTTCAGCTTGGGGGTATCCATGCTTGCACTTGATTTCGAGACGTACTATGATGATAAACTTAACGTAAAAATATTAGGACCAAAGAGATATATACATGATTTATTAAGACTGAATCACCCGCCTTATCTGATTTCCCTGTGTAACAGTGAAGGGGATTCCTACGCGGGTCCGTTGTCCGAAGTGGATTGGAACCGGTTTTCAGTGTCCAAGGGCATTGTTGCCCATAACGCTTCGTTTGATAAAGCCGTTTACGAGGGATGTGTAAAGGCAGACTTGGTTCCGGTCGCGGGTTTAGGGGTACCCTGGCGTTGCACCGCCGACATGGCCGCGTTTCTCCACTCCCCCCGTAGTCTGAAGGGGGCTGCCAAGAGTCTTCTTGGAATTGATTTGAAAAAAGACATTCGTGACAACATGAAAGGCAAGCGGTTCGAAGACTTGACCCCGGAAGAAAGAAGAGAAGTAACCGAGTACGCTTTAAAAGACGCCGAAGTCTGTCTCGCTTTGTGGGCCAAGTACTCAAACCAATGGCCGGATGTCGAGCAACAGATTTCAGAGTTGAACAGGGAGATAGGGCTTTACGGCGTCGCCCTTGATTTTCAACTGGTTTCAAAATACAAAGACGCCTTGCATCTGATTTTATTTGAAGCGGAGAAGCAACTCCCCTGGCGAAACAAGGACGACGGTTCCGAAGCCAAAGCGGTTTTATCTCCCACGGCATTGGCCGTCACTTGCCGGGAACACGACATCCCCTGCCCGTCCACGGTGCAGGAAAATTCTCCTGAATGTGAAATGTGGGAAGAAGAATACGGGGATAAGTTCCCCTGGGTTGACGCCATGCGCCGGTATCGCAAGGCGAACGGGTTGTTGAAAAAACTCATCACTATGGAACAGCAGAGCATTGATAACATATTGCCGTTTAACCTGTTATACTTCGGGGCGCATACGGGAAGGTTCTCGGGTTCCAACAGGATGAACTTGCAAAATCTTCCCAACCGCAAGGCTTCAGATACTCCTTTACGACGAGTTATCATACCCCGCCCGAAGCATCAGTTGTGTGTCATTGATTGGGCGCAGATTGAGCCGAGGGTTGAATACTGGATGGTAAAAGACAGGGAATCTCTTGACGCGTTGCGGGACGGAGCCCAGATTTACGAGCTTTACGCGAGACGCCATATGGGATACACGGATCCTGAACCTCTGAAAAAGAAGAATCCGAAATTATACGGGGCGGCGAAGGCGAGCGTCCTCGGATTGGGGTATGGATGCGGGGCGAACAAATTCGTCATAGTGGCGAAAGCGTTGGCCGATCTTGACCTGACCCTGGAAGAGGCTCAACAGCAGGTAAATCAGTACCGCTCGTCTAATCCCCGTATTGTGACCATGTGGAACCAGTTAATCTTCAGGGCACGGATGCACGCGTCACGCGGTGAGGATTACATGCTCTCCCTTCCGAGCGGAAGGACTCTGCATTACTACAATTTGAAATATTCCAAAACTGGCAAGGGGTCCGGTCTTCGTGCCGATGTCTGCATGGACGGGTCTCGGGTTGCCTTTTTACACGGCGGAAAGATTACCGAGAATTGGGTACAGGCCACCGCGAGGGACGTGTTCGCGCTCGGTCTACTCCGCCTGAGAGACAATGGTTTTCAAAACCTGTTTCACGTTCACGATGAATATGTTCTGGAAATCCCAACAAGCTGTGACAGAAAAGAGACAGAGAAAAAGATAAGAAGAATTCTCCTCGCTCCTATTCCCTGGCTTGAGGGATGCCCATTGGATGTAACTATAGATTGGAGGGAATGTTATGGCTGAAACTGAATCTCGTTTTTTTGCGTTATCGAACCTCGTTGCCCAACAAGCGGTTCCGGTGGTGCCTTGGGAATTTCAGACGCAGGTTCCGGAATCAGCGAAAAGTTCGAAAGACAATTTTCTGGATTGGGTGTCACAGCCCGGAACCAGGCATTGTCTTTATTCGGCGGTGGAAGGAATGGTGTCGGGGTTGCGGGTCTCGGAGAAAAACCATCCTCACGCCATCCACGCTGTTGTAGTTGATTATGACACCACGGTCGGGGAAGACCTGATTAACCGTATCAGGATGAACTGCCCTGGTGAGTTTACCCCGAACTGGGTTCACAAATCCTTTAGCGGGGGCGCGCGGTTGATATGGCAGTTTGATGAACCGGCCCTGGTACCGAACATGGAGTTCGCCGAACAGTTTCTGGAAGTCGCGGTTAAGAAGCTCAAAGCCAAGAAATTTCTGCCGGGTATGGACGACGTGTACAAGCATCCGCATATGTATTATGAAGTGGGGTCCAAATGGGAACAGCTTGGAACGAACCGTATTCCGAAGGACTTTGTCTGGGCGTGGCTTTTTGAGGCCGGGAACCTGGCAAAGTGGGTGCCGATAAACGACCCCGCGGTTCCTATTGAAGCAGTCGCCGCGGAAATTGAAAAACGTTTCCCGGGCCGGTGGACTGGTGACATTGCCATAGGGGCCTCCGGAGTCCGCTTTTGGGATCCGGCCGCTGACAACTCGCGGGGGTGCGTCGTCCGTATCACAGGCATGCAGTGTTTTACAGGGCCCTCGGCTTTCATGTCGTGGGGAAGCATATTCGGTTCGGCCTTTATAGAGAAATACAAATCGTCCACCATAGGAGCCGTGATGTCGGACACATGGTTCGATGACGAGTTGAAATTATTCTGGCGTCGGTCCGATAATGGAAGTTGGCAGACCTGGGCGAAGGATGATTTCCGTCTTCACTTGCGGGTGCAGTATGGATTGAACCCCAGTAAGAAACCGGGGCGCACCGCTTCCGAGGTCGATGAAGTGTACCACGCGATTATAAAACAGAAATGGGTTGACGGAGCCCGCCCGTATATTTATTTCCCTGACGGGGTGATTGATGTCGCAGGCAAGAAAGAATTGAATATAAGCACGGTCAAGTGCCTAGAGCCCGCGGAAAAAGGTTCGGTGTCCGGATGGGGGGACAACTTCCCCTGGCTCGCGGAATTTTTTGACAAATTCTTCTGTGCCCCGATACAGAGAGACAGCTTTCTCGCGTGGCTGCAATACGCTTATCGCAGCGGCTTGGAGTTGACTCCTTGCCCTGGGCAAGCGGTAGTTATCGCGGGGGAAGTGTCACGGGGGAAGACGCTGCTTACCACGCTCGTAGTATCTCCCATGTTAGGGGGACACGCGGACGCGAGCCCGATGTTTCTTGGAGACGCGAAGTTCACCCATCAAGTCTGGACGAAGCCCTTGCTGCTTGTGGACGATCCGCATCACGCTCCCGCCGCGGACCAGTTACGGCATGCCCGGTATTCGGCCATGCTCAAGAGAGTTGTGGCCAACCAGGACCAGACCTATGAACGGAAGTTCCGTTCCGCGGGAAATATCATATGGCTCGGCAGAACTATAATCACTTGTAACGCCGACCCGGAATCTATACGGCTTCTTCCGGGACTTGAGATATCCAACAGGGACAAGGTGTCCTTGTACAAGTGCAGTCATCGAAGAGAAGTTAAAATAGATTTTCCCCCTCGTCTTGAATTATACAAAATAATAAAAGAAGAGTTGCCCTTCTTTTGCAGGGGGCTCCTTGATTGGGAAGGCGGAAAGAAATTCGCAGGCGGTTCACGTTGGGGTCTCAAGGCTTTTCACGACCGTGAAATGTTCGACGACGCCATCCAGACCGGACCAGCATATTCTTTTTATGAATTGCTCCAGATATTTTTGCAGGAATACTCCGGAACTACTACGTCTCCTGTATGGGAAGGAACCGTGTCCAAGTTGCTCACGGATATCTGCATGAATGACGCGTTGAAGTCTCTAGCGGCAAGAATAACCCCCACGAGCGCCGGCCTGTATCTAGGGCAGCTTAAATCGAGGGGATATGGTATAACACAGATTCGGGAGTCAAGGTCAGGCGCACGCACCTGGCGCATCCCGGTCTCATTGGTGGAGGAAGCTGAAGCGGATGAAAACAACGAAATTTGGAAAGATCCAAAAACAGATTCTCCGGCATCTGTTGACACACAAGACAAGTGACCTGGAGACGCTGTATAAATTGGTGTTCCCGAATAAAGAGTACGTAATTTCTTTTTTAAAGCCCATTCTTATGCGGCTTTTCTTTCAACGGATAATCGTAATATCCCGGACGAAAGAAATCAGCCTTGTTAATAATGTCCGGGAGAAACTGACTTCTATATTAAAGGAGGAAGATGAACGCGAAACAGAAAGGAAATAATTTTGAACGGGACACGAGCCGCACCCTGTCGCTGTGGTGGACAGGCGGGGAGAGATCAGACGCAATTTGGCGGTCAGCTTCAAGCGGGGCGTTGAGTACGATCACGACAAAGTATAAACAAGAGAGCGGGGATTTTCACGCGGTGGACGGGTGCGCGGAGTTATTGTTCAAACATTTCGTAATCGAAGCCAAGCGCGGGTACTCCCGGTACTCGTTCCTTGACCTAGTTGACGTGCCGGAAGCAAGCCTTAAGAATAATCCGATTTACCAGATTATGGATACTCTTACCAAGCAGACCAAGGAACAGGAGAAGTTCGGACTGTTGTTATGGAAGCGGGACCGGCGGGACATGCTCGCGTGTGTTCAGGGAAGTTTTTTTGTTAAACTGAATAAAGACCCGGGCATCCTGTACCCGGGTAACGCGATAATTTTCCGGTTCCAAGACGCCCCTTGGTTTGTCACCAACTGGAAGACTTTCTCTACCTGCGTTTCCGGAGCTTCCCTAAGGTCATCGCTAGACTTGCTTGCTTTTTTGTCCGGGGAGATGCCTTAGAACTTTTTTTCAAAGCGCTTCGTGCAAATTCCCGGGTTGTTTTACCGGCAGCCATTGCTTTCCTACGCAAGGCCCCCGGCCGTTTTATAGCTCCCTTGATCCAATTACTCATTTATTTTCTCCCTTGCTTGTTGCCAGGCGATGCTTCTCGCTTGCACTTGGGCGGGGGTCATCTTCCGGCGCCGGTTAGTTTCAAATTGATTGGTCAGGGAATCTTTAAGACTGCCTAATTTCCCGTTCACCCGTATAATCTGCCGGGCTATGACTTCCAATTTCGCCTTGTCCGGGTTTTTGGGCCTCTTATCCAGTTCCTGGAAAAATTCACGGTACAGGCGTCCCCGGGCCTTACCCAAGGCTGAGTTCACGATCCTCTTGGGATCGTACCCACTTCGCCAGGCCCCGGTCAGGGTGGATTCCACCAGGGTCTCCATCCGTTTCACCCGGCGGGGATTGCCTTTAAGCTGGGACCAGAAGTTGTCCTTGCTGTAGGCGTAGAACACTTCGCCCATGATATCCGAAGCTTTATTAAAACTCACGCCGCTTGATATAGAGGCAAAGAACGCCGGGGGTTTACCGTCCAATACGTTTAACAGGGACATAGGGCCGAATTTTCGGACTATGAAGCCGAGCCTGCTGTCCCAGAAGCTTCCGTCCACCGTCACCAAGCCACCGAGAGGGGCTATCGCCTTGTCGCGGGCCCACGGCATCGTCCATCCCATGCTGTTTAAATTGGTAATCTGTTCCCAGACTGTACGGACTGTGGTGGACGATTTACCCAGGAAGGATTGGAAGGGTCTTTGGAGCCAGTGAATCATTTCATAACCGGACTTACCCCAGCGGATATACAACCTACGTTTTTCCGTGATTCCGTGTTTCTTGCCTAGAGTTCGAAGCATTGGGGTTATGTCAACCGAGGCTTCCTTACCTTCCTCGTTCATCCACATCCAGGGCTCGTCACCATCGTCCGCGCTCCCGAAGGCCGCGTAAATAGCCGCTTGCCACAAGGCCGGGACATACATCAGGGTTATCATGATGAACGCTGGCCAGAATTTTTCGATCAACAGCTTGTTCTTCATGTCCGTGTGCGGGGACAGGTTCAAGGGGTTCCTGGTCTGCGTTACCATGCGCGCTATGTCAGGGAACCCGGCGACTTCTATGTTACTGAAAGTCCAATCAGCCGCGAACCATATAGCCTTGAGATAGTCCTTCATCATTGGCGTGGCCCACATGTACTCGGACCATTGAATACCGCCGAAGAGCTGGTTGACCTGTGACGCGATATCCTGTCTCAATTTCTGGTCGCCCCCGGGAGAGCGAATGAGGTCCAGGTAATCGTTGTTCATCAGGGCGGCCGAGTAGAGTTTTTCCGCGGTGATAATCTTCATGGCCGGCTGCATGGTGTCCCAGAGAATATTATCCCCGGCCCGTTTCAGTTGCTGGAAAATTTTAATTCCCTGCGGGAGTCCCGAGTATTTTGTCATCTTGTTCTTCTCAAAAAAGCCGACGGCCTTCGTCATAAAGTCGTCCATCTCACCGGCGTAAGTCAAGAGTTCATGGTCCCCGAGAGCCTTGAAACGGAACTTCATACCGGCTTCCAGCCAGGGGGTGACCAGGTGACGGGCCGCGGGATCGGAGATAAACCTCTGGTGCATTTCCCGCATTTTCTTTATCTCACCCACTATTCCCCAGGGCGTCAGGAGGGGGTTCTTGAACGACAACCCCTGGGCCGCCGCGTAGTTCTCCGTCAAGGCGAAAGCGTGAAACAGGGATACAGACAGGGCGATTTCCTTGGTCATTTGGTTGAACCAGAGCATTTTTTCCAAGATCCAGCGGGTACGGGGGCCGGTGTCCTTGAACCCGCGGCTTAATATATGATCGAGGAGTTTTCTAGACGGGCCTTCTTTGACCCAGACCTTTGTGAAAGACTGCAATAAAGCAGCTCCCGGTTCCCGTAATCCGGTCTCAGGGTCTATTTTCTCCCGGCGGGGAACGTCAACTAGTTTGTACCCCTGCTTGGTCATCCAATCCGCACCGGCGGTCGTGAGGTCCTGCAGATTTTCCCACGGGTCTTTTAAAACGTTGTACTCTTCAGTCAGAATCCCGTCTACTTTCATGGCCTTCTGGAGATTATACCACATACGCTTGACATATGACTCGCTGAAGAGGTCGCTCTCCTTGTCAATTAACGCGCGTTCCGGGTCGCCCTTAGGAGGCCGATGGAAGATGGCCATAGGAACTCCGCTGGCGTCGGTGAGGACAGACATGATTGACAGGTATCGTTTGGAGCTCACGTATTCCGCGAGTTCGCTCGCGTAAGCCTTAAGAAGCTCTCCGCTGTCCCAGGTAACCGGTAAAGCTCCTGTGGCTTTAAAGGCGTCGTAAAAGGAATCAAACTTTCTTTTCCGGACCGCTCTCGCGGTTTCCCTCAGCCCGCGGATACCTACACTCTGCTCCATCATCTCTTTCTGCTTGTCAAGGGCTTTCTGCACCAGGGAGGCCAGCTCTTTATTCCGGTCTTCCGCGGACATCTTGTACAGGCGCCCAAAGGCGGCCTGCTCAACGGCCGATGTTTCAGCGGACAGCTTCCCTTTTTCCACGAGCATTTCCATAGTCATGGGGTTGACAGTAATAACCGGTTTCTGTCCAGCTTCAATGAGGCTCCATAATTTAGACACTGCCCGGGCTTTATCCACTGAAGGAGTCTTTTCGAAAGGAGACCGGGTACGAAGATGGATGTACGTCGGAATTCTTTCCTCGGGGAGAAGTTTCAAAATCTCAGGAAAATCGGTATAGTCAGACCCGTACCGGTTAACCAGTTTCCGGGTCGGTTCATACAAGGTCTGATGCTCCTTGATGAGGTCTTCCACCGAAGCCAGGGACTTGTCTTTCTTCCGCACTTCTTCATACCTTTTAACGAGTTCGGCCACGGAAGGGTCCCCTTCGTTTTCATGGGTAACATCAACCTCAAGGTCCCCTCTCCTGTCCGGTACGAGAGAAATAACCCGTCGCGCGTTCTCCGGACTGAGGACGGGTATGTCGGTGGCTTTCCTCGGGTCCTTGAATTTTTTGGTTACCGGGTCGTATACCTGGGTCTGCCGGTCGAGAAACGCGGTAATGGCTTTAAGCACGTCCCGCCCCTCGACATATTTACTAGCCCCAGCCATACGGTCCAAGTCCCGTTTACGATAGTCCGCTTCACCGAGTACTCGTGCCATCCACGCGTGCCTGTCGATGAGAGCCCTGTGAAGTTCTTTGATGGGATTGAGTTTGGCGACTATGGTATCGACATAGTTAAACTCGGTCAGGGAATAGTGGACCTCGTCTTCTGTTTTAGGCTTCGGGACTTCAGCGGCTTTAGCCGGGGGAGCTGTAACAGGAACCTCTTCAGTAGCAACCCCCACACTCTTCTCCTGTTCCGCTTTAATGTCTTTCTGTAACTGGGTATCCTCGCGTATCAATTCCGCGATTTCCTGGTTCATTTCCGGCGGGATAAAGGCGACGTATGAACCCCCGCCTCGGGTCTCTTCCATGCCCCACCGGTCAAAAGCATAAGCCATCAAGGCCCGTTGCAGGTCTTCCGGGAGCTCTTTAAACGCTTCCTCAGCGTCCGCGTGCTCGTCCCAGCCTAAATGGGACAGGGTGGGAAAGCCCTCTTCATCAGGCACGAGTAACATGGCAAAGGCGTTCTCGGCAGCATATTCCGGGTCCAATATGTCTCCAACTCTTTCCTTATACCCTGGTTGAAATGCTTCGGCAATCCCGGTAAAGAAAGCCCGGTTCCCTGTTCTTTTGTATTCAAGCATGACCCGGGAGAACGCCGCGGATATTCCCCGGATCCGGTTCACTTGCTTGACCATATCCTTGCTATGTCGTATTCCCGCGGTGTTGGCAATTTGTGCATTATTCAATAAAGGTCTTCGAACCCGCCATATCAAAGAGTCTTGGTTGTAATTATAAACCCCTTTCTTAGATATGTAGGGCACGCTGTCAGACCTGGTGGAATCTATCCTCCGGTAATAGTCATGGGCGTCCTGAAGTTTTTCCAGGTTATAAGCCAGAGCCATCCAGTTCCTATACTGACCTGCGAAATCACGCAATTTCTCCTGGTCCACGGCAGGCAAGCCTATGGTAATATTATTTAAAACGAATCCAAGATGTTTCAGATAATTCCGGTTCTCTTTCGTAAACACCCGTTCCTTGAGCAGCTTCATCGTGCCCTCGGCGGACTTCAGCAAGTCTTCCTCTTTCGTTTCTCCGGGAAGCATCGGACCGCGTACCATGTTCTGGTTCGCCAGTAAAATAGCCCCGATCAGGTACGCGTTCTCCGAGGTGGCTTGGAGATACCCGGCAGTCCCCTCTTTCAGGAAATCAAAAGCGATGTTAACTAGATGCTCTGAGGCATTGTTGATTGTTTTAACGCGGGTGTCTGTGAATCCTATGTCTCCCGGGTCCAGTTGTAAAACCGTTTCAAGACCGGGAACCCGTAACCGTAGGGTTTCTGTCGGGGTGATTTTTTCCCGCAGGATAAACATAAGCGTGGAACGCAGCCGGCTGTAAAATGACTTGGAGCTATCCAATCCCGCCACAACGTCTGATTTTAAAGTGACTCTCGCGCTGTTCCACCCCTTTTTATTCGCGTTTTCATTGTACTCGTCCTTGTCCGGTTTGACAATCGAGTCGTAGACGGTCGCGGAAGTAGTATCAAGGAGAGTGTTCACCCCGTCCTGGGGAGCGAAGAACATGGGACTCTCGGACACGTGTATAAGATCGTGGGCCAGTATCTGGAAAGCGATGGACCCGGCCACTGCCTGGTTCCACTCCTGCCCCTTCGGGGGTTCCAGGGCTATGGTGTTATCAGCGCTCACCCGGATTCCGTTGGGCATATCAAATCCGTAAGGCACGCCGGTAGGGTCTTTCCAGACGGTATAACTGAGCCGGGTATCCCCGTCCTTGTCTTCACCTGACTGGAAGACTACTTTTTCCGGGGTTATGTGAACATTAAACCTCGTGCCCGGAGCCACACGCCCGGCGTATCGTCCCAGGACCGTGGTTCCACCGCCGGAAGAAGGCATACGGGATAGCATGATAGGCTGACCACGGAAGAGCGCGGACCAGACTCCGTCACGTTTTATCGGCTTCAAATCTCTTTTGATATCCGGCAGAAACTCTTTCAGGAGAGTCATAACCTGTTTACCATTAGCGTCCTTCTCGATTCGCGATTTGAATATATCGGACAAACGGTCCCGCCGTTCCCACGCCCAATCAAGAATCTGCGGCATCACGTCTTCAGTACCTGTTCCCTGCCACTTCTTGACTGGTACCCTCTCGTCCGCCCGGACGTTTGGGTCGTCTATGTTGGCGTGTATTTCAGGCAGGATGGTATAAACGTCTGCCGCCCCTTCGACTTCCGATTCCCAGTTTTCAGGATTGTATAATTTGCCCTCGGAGTCGCTGAACCGATAATATTTCAAGGATACCTTGGAGGAAAACATGTTTTCTATGGTCTGGGTTATGGTCCCCCACATCGTTCCGTTGGCTTCCTCTTTTATCCGGCCGTCAATGGCTCGCAGGATCAAATACTGCACATCAGGGGCCAGGCGTATATCTCTTCCTTTTTTCATCCGCATGAAAATTTCAGGATGCCTCTCCTCGGAAATATATTCCCTTATGGCCGCCTGCCAGTCTTTCTGGTTAAGGGACGGCAGGTTATTTATCACCGTATGGGCAGAAGCGAACAGGGTCCTGAAGACCATTTGGATATGGGCGAGAAAGCTCATATCGTTCATGAGCTGGTTGGATGTTCTCAAGGGACCGGGTTTCGGTTGACGGGAAAGCTCCGAAACTTTCAGGAAATAATCCGAAGGAATGCGGTCAGCTTCCGCTTTTTCAAATTCTTTCTCGTCAAAGACAAGCTCGCCGGTGTTGGAGTCACGCTGCAGAACTTTTCGGACTTTCGGGAGCCCGGGGGTTTCAACTTTATTATCAGCTTCCACGGCTATCATCTGGATCCGCTGGTCCAGGGGCTTCTTCTTGTTTTCCTCGTTGACCTTGTTCAGCAACGCCTTTACCGCGGGGTACAAGTTTTCTATTTCCTGGACGTTTATCGCGTTACCTTTGAGAAGGTACGGGTGATAGGTCTTCAAATCCAGTCCGACTATCAGGGGCTTGACAGCCTGTTCTTCCCGGGACACTCCGAAAGTTTCCATTCCCGCGTCCGTGAGAAACTCCCCGCCGTCGCCCCATTTCGTATCCTCTCCGCTCGAGTCCTGTATCACTCCCGTCTCCGGGTCCCAGTTAAAGGTGTTTGCTATCCGGAGTACATTGAGATGTTCCGGCACCCGGCCTTCAAGGGGAATGAGACCCGCGCCGCCGGAACCAAATTGGGCCGAATACTTGTCCCGCCTTTCAGCGGTGCGGTAATCCTCGTTCCGACCGAACATCATACGGGTCAACAGGGCTTGGTACATTGTCCGGTTACCAGTAGCCAGAGCGTCGAGAGTTTCTTCCGTTCCCAGTTCCTCGGTAAACTGGTCGACCGTGGTTACAAATTCCACCCCACCGTGTTTCTCAAGCCACGCGTAAATTTCCTTGTACTTGGCGATGAGGTCTTTGAAATTCTTGAACCCTTTGACAGGAAGGAAGACGATACGGGAACGTTCACCCATCGGCAGCAGGGGGACCCAGATAGTATCGGACTTTGACGCCAGTCGTCTTTTTATCTGGTCGTAAATAATGGTCTTGCGATCCGAGGGCGTCCACCGGGCATCATCAGTGGCAACGGCCCTGTCCCTTCTCCCTTTCTTAACCCGGGAATCTGTCACCCGGACAAAGTCAAGGGGGCCAATCTGCTTTTCCGTCACTTCTAGAGACTGCAACGCCTTGGAATGGACAGGGTTGATTAAATTAGTCAGGGCCTTGCTGGCCCAGAGCCGGGCAGCCTTTTTCGTGCCCCCCGTGAAACCGTACGTGCTGTAGGGGACATGGAACAAGTACCCGGCGGCGTGCGCGTTCTCAAGGGCCGGGGCGTATACGTTTTTTATCAGGGAAATCGGTTTGAACTGCGTATCGCCCCGGAGAGGACGGATCATGTGCCGGAAAGAGGCTTTGTTTTCTGTTTTCCGGAAAGCGCTTTGGTAGAAAGAAAGGACAAAGTCGGTGAGGACTCTTGCCGCTGTGGTTTCGTCCGGCATGACGGCTGTCCTGATATTCTGCCAAGTGAACGATGGATGAAATTTTTCTGCCGGAACCAGGGCGTCCAGAAATCGCAGACCGTTTTCTATCTGTTGCTTCGTGGTATTGAAAGTCCGGTTATACGCGCCCGCGAACCCTTTCCCGGCTTTTTTAGCATGGGCCTCGAGACTGGGCACCTGGGCGACGGCTTTTAAAAACGCGTTCCTCCAAGCCTTGTGCCCCTCTTTCGAGGCCCGTTGAAACAGGTCCTGAAAATACCCCATGAGAAGCTTCTGGACATGACGAGTTTCCGAACTGGAAATGTTAGTGATCCGGATACGGGGACGGAATCGCTCGGTAGTCTTCCCAGTCTTCGGGTCTACGGCAGGAAGGTAAAAATGATCATACTCCGCGATCCGAATCAGGAGTATGTTTACCAGGGGCTGAAGCACTCCTTGACCGTCCTTCTCCCCAACCAGCTCGGTGCGGGTGTACGCGCGGAAGACGGGGGCTACTTTCTTTGTCCAGAAAGCCATTGTCTTTTCCTCAGGTTTGGAAATGTGTTTCTTGTAAAATCCTTCCGGGTTTTTCAGAGCGTCTTCAAAGGTCTGTTCCGAATAGACAGCGGCTTTAATGACTTCGAACAAAGGCTGTTGGTCGCCGAAAGACTGAAGCAGGAACCCGGACAGGAACCGCTCTCCCTGCTTGCCGATTAAACCGTTCTTTCCGGCTGTACGCAGGTTCAACAGGTTAAGAAAAAACCGCACTTCGGGATTGTTTAAAAATGATTCGAGCCGGCGTTCACTGGACACTTCCCCCGCTTCCAGGATTTTTTCATTTCCTTCAGCCGCGGTAAATAGACTTCCTTCTTCCGGGGTAACATCTTCCCGGGACGCTTCCTTGTCACGCTGTTCCTTCTGTTCCGGGGTCTCCGGTATTTCAGCCACGATCCGCTCTTTCTCTTTACGAGCGACGGCTCTTAACGATTCCGACCACTCGTCACGCGGCTTGGTCACGAGGGACACCAGCAGTTCGGGATACTTATTAAAGATGTTTACCGCGGCTTCCCGCATTTGTTCCGGGAGAGCTGGGAGAAAATACTTCTCCCAATACCACCAAGTCTGAGCACGGTCAAAACCCGTTCCTTTTTCGTCCAGCTGGACAATTTCAGGAGTAGCCGAAATCGCGCGGGCGGTACGGAGATATACGCTTGAAAAGTCGGTCAGGGAAAGCTGGTTCCAGGGTTCCTTGTCTGTTTTTTTAATGTTGTTTAAACTTTTTTGCTGTTGGTCATCTGTTAAAGGGGTTCCTTTTGCCGGGGGCTTGTCTTCCGAGGTCTCTACAGCCGGGGTTGTACTTCCCAGTCTCCGAATCTCATCTAAAGAGCCGGCTATCAAGCGATCTTTAGAAATCGCAGTTCCTGTATCTTCTGCTCCTCCTGTTTTAGCAGCTGTCTCTTCAGCAACCTTCTTTTCAGGAGTGACCTTCTTCTCAGGAGTGACCTTCTTCTCAGGAGTGACCTTCTTCTCAGGAGTGACCTTCTTCTCAGGAGTGACCTTCTTTTCTTCGGTGACCTTCTTTTCTTCGGTGACCTTCTTCTCAGGAGTGACCACTTCTTTCTCAACCAGTTTTGCTTGGGTCTTGCTCGGCAGCATGTCGATAGGAAACCCCATGTCTTTCGCGCTTTGGATAGCCCTGATGTCCTCCTTGACTTCGGCCAGGTTAAGTTTGGAAAGAAGCTTGTTCTTGTTCAACATCGCCTGGGTAATCTGCTGAAACTCGGGATGGTTCTTCAGGACCTCGTAAAACAGCTGGGCGTTTCTGAGCGTGTCTACCTCAGCCGGGGGACGCGTGCTCTTGTAACCCATACGAAGGGTAATCATTTTGGTCAAGTCTTCCAGGAACCGTCGTGTCCTCGCCTGGTACTCCTTGCTGGTTTCCTCTCTCCCCCGCGGCAGTTTCCCGGTAGACATAAGCTCTTCGAGAAACTTATCCGTCGACATCTTGTCGACGATATGGTCTTTTTTGAGTACTTCCCACAGAGGACGGGTAAGCCCGAGCAGATCTTTCTCTTTCTTGGTACCCACGCCCGCTTGCTTGGCCGCGGTTCTTACATCCCGCCATGCCGTGCCGAGAACTTTTACCAAATCCGTCTCGTACTCGTCCGTGAAAGAATGCGCAAATTCTTCCGCCACGTCCCGGGCTTCCGCGGTCGGCGTGATATACACATCGAAGGTGTCTCCTTTACGGCGGAATCCCTGTACCAAGCCGCCCGTCTTTCCAAACTGACCTGTCCGGTATCCTTCGATACCCTCTTCTCCTTCGACACGCGTCCCTTCCGGAACAAGCAGGACCCGGACTTTCGGATTAGCGGTTACGATTTTTAAGGTGTCCCGCAGTTTCGCGAACTTGTCCGTAGGCTGGACGGACTCCAGCTGGCGGAGAACGGCCGAGTCAGGTTTGCTCAGGTCGGCGTGTTTGATTTCTTTCGCGGACCCCATGACAGACTTCATCGAGGCCAGGTCCTTGGACAGCAGGACGACGTTGGGGCCTATCTGTTTCATCAGTTCGACCCCGGCTTCTTCCTGCGCCCCTTCGCCTTTTAAGAGTCCCAGGTGCTCCTGGGTCTGGGTAATCGCTTTCTCGAGCTCCGGCATCATTTCCTTCGGTATCTTGTCCCGCATGTTTTCCAGTTTCCCGAGATCTTCTTCCATCTTCCGGATATTAAGGACGACGACATGACGACGCGCGCCTTTGAGAGGAGACCCTTTTCCCCCGACACCCGTAATTTTTTCAAGCGTCTGCGGAGTTTCCGCGGAGGGCCTTTGATACACCCAGCTATTGGCAATTCGCGCGGCAGCGGGATCAACGTTCTGTAAAAGATGGTCAACAAGCTCGCTGGTATTGGCGATATGGGAGACCCTCACCCAGGCATCCTCGTTCCGTTTTTCCATCTCAGAAGAGTCTTCGTCCGCCGCGTCCCAGAAATTTCCCCGGATTGAAAGACCGTTACCCGCGGAAACGAGTAGTTTTAAAAACTCCTTGCCTTCTTTTTCGGGCGTGTTTAAAATCTTGGATTTCAATCCTTCCGGGGTCAAAGTAAGGTCTGTTCTATTAAGACCCCGGGCCATGTCATCAATGTAATACAGCACGGAACCGTAGGCCGGAGGGCCCTGCTTCTTGCCGCCGAGAAGCTGGTACAGGTGGATAAAGAAAGGCGTGTCTATTTTATCCTCGGACTGCTGACGCAGGCTCTTGAACAGGGGGTCTATATAAGAATCGAGTTGCCGGTCATCAAGCAAATAGGCTTCGTTCTTACCCCGGCCTCCCATGATGTTGGTCACCATATCCCGGTTATTCTTGACATCTTCCGGGGACAGGTTACCGGTGACGCCGCCGTAGGCATACATGGCCGCGCCGGGGAAAGAGAAACCGATTAACATGGCAGCGGACTCACTGGGTTCGGTCACAGGGAACAAGATGTTATGGGCCACTCTCTGCGCCCAGGGCGTCTGGCCGTCGTCGTCCAAGTTGAGGACAGACTGGGCGACGTTGTTGACCCATTCTTCCCCGTACTCTTCCAAGGGGCCGTAGTAAGCCGCCCTGTTACCCAGGGACGCCATAATCTGCCGCCCTCTGCGGATCATGCCTTTCCGGAAAGGCGAGTCCATGAACAGTTTCAGTTTGTCCTTCACAGGCATGGGGCCTGGCATCTTGGCCACAATATCCGCCATTGAATACGGCATAAGTTTCCGCCAGACCCGGCCGCCTGTTTCACCCAATAATTTACCTGAACGCTCGGTAACGATTTCCAGGTACTCATTTACCAGTCCCTTCCATACAGAATCCGTAAAGGTTTCATTGGACTCATGGAACAGGAGTTTGCCGTCCGGGGTCGTCTCAACCGGTGACATATGGGCTAATTGACGCTTAAAAGGGGCTCCGACCATACGAAACGGGGATATCTGGGGTAATTGAACCAGGGATTCCAGGGCTCCACTAGCCAACCTGACCGCCATATTATCCTCGATAAGCTGGGTAGACGCGTCTATACGGGCCCGGGAAATATTACCCAGGACTTGACCCTCGGCTTGGGATACAAGGCGCCCTACCGTGTTCTCCTCGAGTTCCCGGGTCATTTTGGTCCGTATCCCTTTTTCCCACGCTTTCCCACCGGCTGCCCAAGCCTGGGCCGCCGACTGAAAACCCTCTTTCGCGGCAAAGGTCTCCACCCGCTTCTGGATGTTTTTCTCCAACCCCAGGCCGAGCATCTTGTTCATCTCGGAAATTATCCCCGCCCTGGTGGCCGTCATTTCAGCGGGAAGGACGCCTTTCGCCAGACCCTTGGTGACGCCCAACCGGCGCCCGATACCCCGGGTGAGTAAAAACTCAAGAGCAAAGGGGACGGAGCGGGACGCCACCTGGGCCGCTTTGCCCATGATGGTCATGTGGTGCCGGTAAGTTTCGTCTTCTACCCGGGTAGTGTTAAAATAATTGACCGCGGTGCGGAGGTCTTCTTTCTCCTGGGCCTCGGACTCATAATTGCTCGCCTGAAGACGCTTGGACGCGGCCCACGCGCGGACAGGAAGGGTTATATCCCGGGCTTGCCCGAGGTAGGGGACCTTTTGCATCAGACCTTCCCTGGTGCCCCATTCCTTACCCAGGGTACGCCAGAAGCCGTACTCCCCGCGGTCAGCCGCAGCCTGCTGAACCTCATCTTGGGAATACATGCGTTCAGTAAAATCCGTGCGGGGCGGAGCGTGCCGGGGAAGCTGACGGGCTTCCTCATCCTGCACAGGGGTCGGGAGTTCCGATAACTCCGGAAGTTCAGGCAATTCAGGGAGTGGCTGGTCTATAAGAGGAGCGACGCGGGCTGTTTCAACAGGTTCAACTTCCCGGGAAAACTCAGGGCCGGCGGTAAATGGGGTGGAAGGAACGGGGTTCAACCCGCCTTGTCCACTGTAAAATCTGTCTATCTCTTCGTCAGAAGACTCTAAAGCGGGGTTTCTGCGAAGCGCGTCTCGTTCTGCCATTTCACCCTTCTTCCGACAACTTTGGGTAACGGTTTACCGATAAAGCGAATCTTCAATCTCTGCGTTTTCCTGGGCCAAGTCTTCCAAGGCCAAGTCTCCCATAGCGTTTACCCGGTTTCGCTCGGTGTCAATACGCAATTGATTCAAGGCCAATTCTCCGGGAGTCCAGGCATTCGGATTGAAATACCCAGGCCCAGAGATCACAGGAGCCGGCTGTCCAGGCAACCCTCTAAAAGCTTCTCTCGACCTTGCCGCGGTTGAATATTCCGCTGGCGGTTGACCCCCAATATACTCAGAGGTCATCGGAATAAACCCTTTACTCGGACCTATAGACCCGTAAGGAGTAAACCTTGTCTGGGTCCCGGGCCGTTGCATCCGGTTCAAGGGCTGTCCTGGTTGCTGAGGCTGTCCTGGTTGCTGAGGCTGCTGCGGCCGGGTTTTTAAACCCGTGGCTGTCTCGGTTTCTGTCACTGTTCCAGGGGCCGGCGTTGTCATTTCCGGGGTCCCTGTTTGAGAAGGTAAGGATACCTCCCCGCTTAACACTCCATTGGCCTGCTCATAAAGCTGACTCGCTTTCTTGGGATCAGTTTCCTCAAGGCTCCTGGCTTGTTTCTGAAGATTACTCGCTATGGCCTTACGAATCTGAAGTTCAGAATTCGCACTGCTGTTCTGCCTCAAAGCACCAACAGCTGCTACACCCTTGGCCCGTTCCTTTTCACGGAGAACACTTTTATCAGCTTCGTTAAGGGCTAAATAAACATCAGAAAGTTGTTTTAAACGGACATTATACAAAGCTTGCTTAGCCATATTCCGTGAAGTCATTTCCCGCTGTTGCCGGGTACCCCCGAGACCCATTAATCGGTTTGTCGTCCCAGCGTTTACATCAAACGCATCCGCAGGACGGTATCCAGTCGCAGGGTCCCAGATCTGACCCCCGAGAAAGTTGCTCATTTGCCTCTTATCATACGGGACATCGGTCCGAGGAAGCATACCAGCACGTCGTAAAAAAGCCAAAAATCCCATATCTCCGCCAACCTTTTGCTGCATGACCTGTTTAACCACGTCCTTCTTTTCCTTATCTTCGGGAGGAAGACCTGTTTCATCATTAGGAACTTTGGATTTGTCTATCCCGGAAGGGCCTACCAAATTACGAACTGTTTTCCTGATACCTGATACCTCTTTTGGTAAAGCACCCGGAGTTCCAGGAATACCAGACTCTCCACCAGTACCTGAAAAAGGAACTTGAGTATCCGTGGAAGCTACATCTTCTCCCCCTACCAAAGCATCTCCAACACCCCCAGCAACATCCGCAAAAATAGAACCCCCAATAACAGGGATCGAGTGCAAAGTATTCATAAACCTTCCGAAGGTGCTCTCCCCGTAAGCCTTCATTTTAGACTTAGAATATACAGGGTCCTCGGCAGGGGTCATTCGAAGGTAACGATTATATTGAGCTTGCGCTCCTCGATAAGCCTTATGTTCAGGATCTCCCCCCAGAGCCTTCATCAAGGCCAAAGTCATCGTATTAAGAGCAACTCGGGCATCATAAGACTGAATACCTGTCTGGGACCTTCCAGCCTGCTCTTGTTCCTCCCTCATCCGCGCCGCTTCCTGCTGGTAAACTTTTCGCTGCGCGGGCGTCATACGTTGGGCGGCTTCCGCAAGGGAGTCTCGTTGCTCGTTAAAATGCTTATTTACCCGGGTCAACATCTCTTCATCTTGACCCGTTTTCCAATTCTTTATATTAAGGTCCAGCATATCAAGGGGCGCTTGTACAGCTTCAAGAATTACCCCAGCCGTTCCTAAAGCAACTCCCCCCTTGACTCCGCCTTTTATCAAACCCCTAAGAGGTTTGGGTTTAATTAACGAGGCTCCTTTAACTTTAGGCGCCTTTTTAATCCCCTTCTTAACCCTGGAAAACCAAGAACTTTTCGGAGCAGTACCAGCCGTCTTTTTAGCTCCAGCTGCCTTTTTATTCGAAGTACCTTTTTTAGCCATAACAAAAACCCTCCTTTAGTCGACAATTATTACTATACTTGAAACCCACGAAATACTCAAGAACGAATACATAAAGTTTTACTGGTCCCCTTAGGGGGTATAATTCACCGCCTGTTTTCATATTTGTTACCAGTATTTATTTGTGCAGTATTGAAAATCGTAATCTATAAAAGTGTCTCGGTATGAATAGCTTGGGTAGTAAGTAAACCCAAACCCCTTTGCATCATAGTCATCCATTCTCCAGCCATAAGACCCCCACGCCCCTATTATTGGTGGAGTATTTATTGGAATTTCATCCTCGCTATCCCCATACAAAACATTGTCGTAATAAGGGAAATTAGTAAATGACGGAGAGATAAATGAAGCAATTTCTATGTATTCTTTTTCTATGCCAGGACAATTAGAATCAGAACCATAAAAAAATTCATCGTAACCCAAATATCCATAATATTCTATTTTTGAAAGTTGTATTAACGATCTCAATGAGGTTATAGACATATTGGTTGAAAAACAATCAGTAATAAAATATTTACAACGCGCCCTAATGCGTTGTCCTATACTTAAATGCCATCCAGACTCATAGGTAATTAACATTGCGCCAGCTTCATTAAAAAAAGTTCCATTGGGATACTCTCCATTAAAAACATTCGTTGCTGTTACGGTAACCCAAGAAGCATCAGTCCAGCTTTGGTATGTCCAGCTTTGGTATGAGTAAACTATTTTCTCTTCTAATGAATAAACCCTCACTGCACCTTTTATATCAACAATTTTTAACGCTTCCAACACCTTATATCTTTCCTCTAAATCCTCTGTATAAATCTGCCACGGATAAGTCTGCCACGGATAATCGCCATAGGTTGCATCGTTAGTTGTCTGCACAACTTCTGTCGGCCAGTTGGTTATACTCGCCCAGACCACGCCGCCGGTTGCCGTCCAGCTTTCCCCATAATTGACAACCTGATTATAGGATGAAGTGTAACTATTCGTGGTCGGGAATGTTGCCCCATTGGTCGGCCAATAACTTGTATAACAGATAAGATAGTTTGTAGAAATATTATTTGTCCAAGCTGGCGTTCTAGTGAATTGATTCGTGCCATCCCCTATTCCAAGCTCTGCCCAAAGCCCCGTAACAGTCAGCATGGCGATATTGGTCGTGCCGTCATAGACAGTGTTTGTGTCAGCATAATATGGCACAAGGGCTTTTATCTTGGCATCTAATTCAACCATCATACTGCGGTCAATATACCAGCCTATCGCATTGGTCACGGCGTTGGTCACATAGCCCCCAAAATTTGTGGCTGAATCATTCGTGGCAATCCAGTTCCGCACAAAGCTAGGCGGGTCAACATAATAAGACGGGTTCGTTGCATATTGCGTTGCCAGACATCGCTCCGTTGTTCCCAGCAATAATTCCACTATGTCCGCCTGATTCACTTGATGCCTCGTGTTATTAACCACATATATCGTTGTTCCCAGCGTTATTCCAGTTAGAATAACCCAGCCATATTTCAGATTTGTAAAGTTGAAAGCCATTCACTATGCAAAGCTCCCCGGAATATAGATTGAGCCAAAGTGATATATCGTTCCTATGCTTGCCACTTCGCCGGACAATCTCATTTTATATTTCAGCCAGTTCAAAGTCGTTTCAGTATTTTGCGGAAATATCGTGCTTGATGTTATTGCCGCTGTCCCACTTCCGAAGGTATAAGTCACGTAAATATAGGTGTTATCGGAGCCAAGCACTATACTACTGGCCTCTGGGATCGTAATCGCCGTCCGTGTGCCGTGGAATAGAAGCCCTTCATAAATTCTTACCTCGGCAGGATTATCCCCGTCAGGATTTATTTTGTAACCCAATGCAACAGTTGACCAGTCAAAATCTGCAGCCGAATCAGACTCGGGCCCGGGTCCAAAGTAAGACCCACCGGCAACCCCGAGTCTAAGATATGGTCCTGTGGGTATTGATTCAGCCGCTCCTCGTAAAGGACCGAGGGCATCCTGAGCAATAACCCGAACCTCGCTCTTGGTCGGATAAGTCATTGCTAACCGGTTCCCGGTTTCTATGGACGCGGCAAGAGCTGCGTCTTCCACCTTTCGGTTTACAAGGGCCTGGGTTTCTTTGTCAAAGTCTTTGAAATTCAGCAGCTGTTCCGGCTGTTCTTTTTGCGCGGCTTCTTCAATCTTGGGTTTAATAACTCCCTGTTGTTCTTCAAGTGCATCTTCCGAGGGACCGCCCATCCGGTTCCGGGCTCTTTCAGCAGAGCCTTCCATCCGGTTCCGGGCTCTTTCAGCAGAGCCTTCCATCCGGTTCCGGGCTCTTTCAGCAGGGCCTTCCATCCGGTTCCGGGCTCTTTCAGCAGAGCCTTCCATCCGGTTCCGGGCTCTTTCAGCAGAGCCTTCCATTCGCTTTTGATACTTTGAATGTCTGTGCTTTGGATGTGTTAGTGACATATTATGGGGTTTTTATCGGAGGGATACTAATACCCTCATTTTCCTTGAACTCCGGCTCTTGGAATGAATAAGTAGTCCCATAGGCAACTGAAATAACCACTTTATGCGCCTGCCACAAATTATCACCTGCCGAACTCAGCCCGGAACCTTCATCCCCGCCAGTAACTGCCGCCGCCGCGGCAGCCGCGGTAAGATGATAAGAAAGAGTATGATAATAACACCACCGATACGCTCTGGCGGAACTCACCCAATTCTGTTCATAAACTTTTGTTTGATCAAAGGTACTCACAGTCTCCCACAACCATTTCGAGTACTCCCACCAGGAGACCGGAGTCGCACAGGAATCCGGCACTTTGGCCGTCCGGGTCGTTTTTTCATAATCATACTTCTCGAACCTGTTCATCGCCCCGTCCACTTGGACTAAGGCATTGGCCACTCCGGACGCGTTTGGGATGGCGTCCGCGTTCCGGTACTTTTCCGTTTCCTGGGTGAATTTATCCGCGACGACGCTGGTAAAACTGACGGTTTTAGCCACAGCGGAAACTTCGGTTTTTTCAGTCTGGAACCCGGTATCAGTCGGCTGGTTACGAACCGCGATAACCTTGCCTGCCACCGCGCTCGGAACTGATTCAGCTGTCGTCTCCTGAGTTTTCAAAGTATTGAGGCTGGTCTCAAACGCGTCTGCCGCGCCCTCGGTAACCGTGCGTGATTTCGGAGCAATGGTTGTTTCAACGGTACGATACCGGCCGGCATCCGTGTTAGCCGCTTCCACCCGTTTAATAGTGCCCGCGGCCGCAGTTACAGCCGGAACGGAAGTGTTCTCGGTATGAGACTCTTGGGACACGGAACGGGACAAAGAATCCTCGCCCCCTGTGGCGGTCTGATCAATCACCTCGATATCCGTTTCCCGGGTATTAAACTTACCAGCTTCCGTAGGCCGGGAATCCACTTGATAAATATGCCCGGCGACATGCGCGGGAACCGTGGGCTCCGAACTCTTCTGGGTATGCTCCTCCACCGTAACCGTACGAGCCGCTGATTTTTCTCCACTGTTAGAAGTCTGGTCAACTGGCGTTACAACCCGGTCCCGAACCCGGACATTCCCCGCCTCAGTCGGAACCGCGTCTATATCCCGAATCGTGCCTGCCGCGGCAACTTTGCTCATCGCATCGTAATTGGTTTTTGCCATTTCAGTATCGACCTGTTCCGTGGCATCTGCCGCCGCAGAATGAGATTCGCCGGTCTCGGTTTGATTCGTCGGGATAAGGGTCTCTTCCAGAGTTCGCTGATTGCCCGCGTCTGTGGGAGTCGCTTCCTGCCGGTTTATCTGCCCGGCAACAACCGTGGGGGTTGTTAAATCAGTGTCGTTTTCCGTGTGAATAGTTTTAGTATTAGCGAACGAGGGAGCGTTATCCACACTTACCGCGATCTGGTCGGTCGGAATAATAGTCTCTTCCGAGGTCCTCTGTTTTCCGACCTCCGTGGGTTGTGCAGTCTGCCGGACGATAGTTCCTTTAGTAGCCGTAGGCTTAACCAAGGGATCAGGATTCTCCGTGTGTATCACCGCGGTAACATCCACAGACTTACTCACATCGTAACTCGTCGCGGTTTGGTCCTCGGGGGTAATTTTTTCCTCAACCAGGTCCGACGTGCAGTTCGCGTTCTTCGTCCAGGTTCCCCGGACAATCTTACCGGATTCAGCGGCAAGGGCCAATTCGGACGTTGTCTGGAAAGTCTTTTTGGTAGTCCCCGAAGCCGCCGCGGTTATTACGGTAGTTAACGGGCCCTGCACCACTTCGACAGCCTGGTGCTTCACCACGACCGCGTCATACAGACCGTCGTCATCATCCTCAGTCACGGTGATATCGTACCAAACTCCGGGAACCACGGACGCGGCAATCACGGACAAGAGCATTTGAAGATCGGTTGCAGTATAGCCGGTGTAGCGATAAATCGTATCGGTCTGCATGCAGGACGCACTACCGGAAAAAGAAGTTGTATCCCCGACCAATGAGTCCCTCACCTTTAATCGGAGAGACACGGTATGTGCCGCCTTGTCATAGTCGGGGTAAATAGTTATCCCACGCGGCTGAGTAGCCGTAGTGGTGTCAATAAGACTCTGGGCAAGACTCTGGGGAAGATCCCAAATTAAATAACCGGTGTACGCCTTGGAAGAAAGCAAAGCCCCTTTATGCTTCAACACGAACTCGGGGCGCCCGACGACGAAACGGACGATTTTTATCCCGTCCTTCTCCTCCTCGTTGTCCTTTATCGCGGCGAAAACATAAGTGTATCCGGACCCGTAATTCTGACCGTCCACTTCAATTTCCGTGGTTTCATCAAAATTAGCAGAAAATTCCGCGATCACGTCAGCGACATGTTCCGGCTGAATACAATCCCATTCAAACACCATCAGCTTGGCGGGATTCGCGCTGGACGTGCCGGAACTGTCAAACTCCTGGGAATTGGTAACGGCCTCGGTCGCATCCACCATTCGGGCCAGGGTCCAATCAATTACTGGGGTCTCATCCGTCGTTAAAATAGAATCCTTGGAATACAAACGCAAGTGCCGAAGGACGCCCTGCGCGTCCGGGCGCGCCGGATCTTTAAGTTCCTGAACCTTAATTAAACGCCAACGGCCAGTGAAGACTGCTTTCCCCTGTTCCGCTTGGGGGTTGTCAACATAGTCTATCGGGGTATCGGAGTCTATGTTATCACCGTTGACGGTAGAAGTAAATCGGGAGAGCATTTCTACCCCGCTCGCCCGAAGATCAGCCCGTGAGATAGGCCAAAGAACCGACAAATCATAACGCTTCATGCGTGGATTAGCTGAATAATCGACTAAGTCAGAAGCGTTTTCCGCGAAATATTTACGTTCCTGTGGATATCTTTCCGCCATAAATTACCTCACTTTCTGATCCGATACCTGATTAGGGTTCATAATTCGGCGAAACGCGGTCCAATGGACTGTCGCTGTCGCAGCATCCCGGGTATCTCCCTGGTCAGAATCAAAAAACCGAAACGCCAGGTACTCCACCAACGCGCTGAAGTACTGGTCTGACAAGGACATGTCGCTCATAAGGCCCTGTTGTTCAATACGCGCGAACTCGTATAAACCCCCGCTTGAATCAGTTCGGGTTTCCGGGTAGTTCGTGTAAATAAGAGAAAGCCCGTCGTTAAGAGCGATTAAAAACGTGGCGTCATTCCAAGTTTGACGAGACTGATCCGTGTCCCCAGTACTTAACCGGGCGCTTTCAATAACCTGCACTGCTGTCATACTCATAACCATCCCTCCGGGTTAGACGCTCTTAAACTGCCGTTCGTGGTAAATTGCTGGGTGCGTTCTTGTCGCGCAACGACCTTGTCTTTTTCGTACATATCCGCGTACTCGGCAGCTTCCACAACGTCCCCCCAAGGCCGGGACCGCAGACCAAAGAGAAACGCAAGGGTACCATGAATCAGCGCCTGACCCCACTGCTGCAGGATAAAAGGTTCACACCATCCAGTACTCAGGTTCGGGACCAGGACGACCGTGACCGCCAGCCCGTCGGTTATATCCCCGGTAGGGACGTAATCTTCCAGAAAGACCAGTTTATAATTATAATTTTCCGCCGGGGCAACCCCGTCGTCCTGCAGGTCAAAATTATACTGAGCCGCGGGGATAATTCCATCGCTAATTTTTACAGTTAAAATGCGCCAAATGTCAGGGACATTACTCCCGGTTCCAACTCCTGGGGCCAGGGTATATGTGGCCTCGCCCCCGGTTATATCCTGTGCCGCCAGTTCTTTTCTCCACACTTCGGTATCCCGGAAAAAAGTGACGGCAACCTGCCGCAACGCCGCCAAAATATAAGAAGGGGGGCACCGGGAGATCCGGAGCATTATATCGTCCCGCAAAGTTGTTAAAGCCGTAATAGCCATATCACATCTCCTTCTTTCAATTATTATCCCACAAAACCTATACTCCCTCGACAAGAACAGTTCTCTCAATCCATTTGTCGAGAGTTTTTTCCCCTTGCCATAGAGCCTCTATCCATTCTATCACAAGAGGGTCTTTCGTTTTTATACCCCACGCAATCCAACCTATACGCCGGACAAACCGATATTTTATCCACGCCAACGAAGGGTTTTTGTCGGCTCGCAATCCATCCAATAAGTCCACGTCAACCTTCTTGCGTTTTAAAGGCCAATTACAAAGGTGGTCATACATGGAATAAGGGCAATCGTGAGTAACTCCCGACCTGAGCGTTTCCGGATCGTAATTATCCCACCCTGTTATTAACCTGCCAAGCCAAGTGTAGGACATCCCATCATTAGGAAATCCACGCTTCGTTGTTCTAATCCACCCATCCCTGTCTCTCCAAACAACATCATCAAGAGTAATGCAGTCTCCACGCTTGAGCATACATATGTCAGGTACCTCCGACAACCACATCGGATGACCGGCAACCGGATTCTCAGGCAATACCGGCAACAGCACCTTGGGAATCGGTAGGCATTTAACTTTTATTGCCTTTTTTGACATCTTTCTGCTTCCTCTTAAACCACGCCTTAACAACCGCCCAAGCGGTACGGGCGATCAAGATATTTGTTGCTGTATTCATATTATCAAACAAATCTATGTTAACCTGCTACCTGTTGGTTAACCTGTGTTAACCCGCAGTCAACATATTCATTTACTTATGTCAGAAATTTGTATCTTTATTTCTGACAATACACTATACCCTGCCATCGGTTATGAATAGCTTATCGTATTATCTTGTAACACAATATACCCTCTTTTCGTTACAACCTCGTAAGGATTCTTCATGCTTTTTCCTTACAAACCTGTGCAATGTTACCTTACGGGAACGTTTACGGCTTTTTCCTGTTTTAGTTTGATATTATTACCGCTCGGTAAACTTTAAGTTTACATCCCACACTCACATCAAACCTGCGCTGTCTACGTATATCTCGGCACCAAACATCGCTTTTGCCGGAATGAGTCCGGCGGTATAAAGGGTTGATTTGACAATGTCGGTGAGTATCATGCTGTGTTCCTTTCTTTAACACGGCCCTGGCAATCCTACGATTCGTGGATCGCTTGCCGCCATATCTCTTATTGCTCTTGCTTGTTCTCTTGCACGTTGTGATTCACAATTGAGGTTAAGTTCCTGAAACCAGATCGACTTC